CTGTTCCGGATGCTGACGTTTACGTTTACCCGGTAGCTAAGAAATATCTAGCCGAGGGATCCACCTGGGCCGACAGCGCAAATAATAAGATTTACTACTGGAACGGTATCCGATGGATCGACTACTCGCTAGTTGCTGACCCAGTCCGAGATGGTGACCCGCCAGCTGCACCTACAAACCTTCAAATCACAAGCGAAGGTGTTGTTTCCACCAATGTGTCGTTCCCTACGGCTAAGGTAACCTTAAGCTGGACAGCTCCTACGCTGACAAAAGCCGGGGAACCGCTAGAAGACTTAATTGGCTACAGAATTAAATGGAGAAGAACCACCAGCGAGGACTGGCGCATCAAGGATGTTCCAGTAATAACTGCAACTTCTTACACTCTCGATGATGACGCTATTTTTGCTCAGGGTAAGCTCTACTATTTCCAACTTATAGCCCTGGATAGTGGTCAGCAGGAATCTGATCCAGTATCTAAAACCCACACCACTGCTATCAAGACAACTCCGATTTCAGCTGTTGGACCTACGGCACCAATCATTGAGTCCAAACTTGGAACTATGACAGTCAAGTGGAATGGTCTACTAGCTACCACTCCTCCGTCAGAGCCGCCTGCAGACCTTTTGTATCTAAAGATTCACAGGAGCACTGTATCTGGGTTCACTCCATCTGACTCTACATTAATTGCCACCATTTCCGCAGTAGCCAACAACTATGCCATCTTCTCGGATGTTCAGTACAACACTGACTACTACTTCAGATTTGTTGTATCTGACAGTAGCGGCGTCCAGAGCTTAGTCTCAGCTCAGAGCGCGGCTAGAGTTACTCCTCTAGTTAATACCGACCTATTGGTCGCGAATGTCCTGAACAGCTGGTCTTTTGCTGGAAACTTGATCTCTGCTGGTGCTCTAGCCAATGGGTCAATCAATGCTGCGTCACTGCTTGGACCTAACGTTGTGACTCAGAACGCCATCTCGGCTAACGCTATCGGTGCAAATCAAATTGCAGCCGGCTCTATTATTGCTGGAAAAATTGGTGCCGATGCCGTAACTGCTAACACCGTTGCAGCTAATGCGATCTCTGCTGGCGCAATCCAGGCTAACGCCATCGAGGCTGACAAGATTAAAGTTGGTGCACTGGATGGTAAGTTGATTACTGGTGCAACAGTTAGAACATCTAACACCAACCCTCGCGTTGAGATGAACAACACCGGACTTTACGCCTACAATTCTGGCGGCGGTCTAACATTCAGAATCCTTAGCAGCGACGGATCTGTTTACATCGCTAGCGGTGTTCAGATTGGTGGCTACGCAACTAGTGGTCAACTAGACAGCGTCTCTACTACCGCGACTACTGCTAGCTCTACAGCCAACGCAGCCAGCAACACCGCAGCCAATGCCCTTAGCACCGCTAGCGGCAAGTTGGGGCCAGGCCAAGCAGCTGCAGACGTTAATGCGTATCGCGACACCACAACTATTGATGGTGGTGCAATCACTACTGGAACTCTAGACGCCAACAGAATTAAAGCAGACTCGATTCTCGGTGGAACTATGAGAACCGCTACATCTGGTGCTCGAATAGAAATTCGAGGAGCTAACAGCGCTGCCCCTGGAATCGTTGGATATAAGGCTAGCGGAACAGCCTTCAGGCTTTATTCGAACGGTATGGCGTACCTAGACGACGTTATTGCCGACACTATTACCGTTGGATCTGGCGGAACTGTTACTGGTGGAATTATTCGCACATCTGCTTCAGGCCAAAGAGTGGAAATCAGGGGCGACACTGACAGTGTTCAGTTTAGAGATACCTCTGGCTTGTTGCGCGGTGAAATAGAAGGTATCGGCACTGGACTCTTCCTCAGTAGCGGTGCCTTAACTGGCAGCATGACCGTTGGTAGCGGTGTCCAGCTAAATGATAGTAATGGAACTGTCGCATCTTTTACTAACTCTGGGCAGCTGCTAACTATTGTAGGGACTACAACTAGCGCTGCCAACATGAGGCGAAACGATAATAGGACAGCAATTCAAGTTGTAAGTTCGGATCGTAGGGTTAAGGAGTCAATAACTCCAATTAGCCAGGGTTTGTCCGTTGTGTCCCAGCTGCAGCCTGTAACCTTCAATAGCAAGGTCGACGAGACGGATAAGCTTTTTTCTGGGTTTATAGCCCAGGATGTCGCCAATGTGCTCCCAATATCCGAGTTCACCGTGGTAGATGAAAACTTGGATATGGTACCTAACATGGACGGTGCCGATTCTTTAGGTTTCGACACTGACCCTCTTCTAAGCCTGAACCATATAGAGCTAATTCCCTACTTAACAAAAGCAATACAGGAGCTCTCTGAAAAGAACGCTCAGTTGGAAGCCAGACTAGAAGCATTAGAGGGTAATTAGTGTATAAGGTAAAAGACGGAGATAGGACCCTTCAATTCGAAGGAACCCTATTAGCTAAGTCAACTTCCGAGAGACGTGATGCGTATCGATGGATTGAGTTCGAGCTGTACAAGACCGAAAGCGGCTCTTACGTACTTTCCAGGATTGGCGTATCTCTGATTTTTCATGGGGCAGCTTGTCCAATGGTTAAAAAGTATAAGTTGTCAGAAGCCCCCGCTTCCGAGCTCAACCAAAAGGCATCACCGTGCATTGAGTGCGCTCCTGATCACAGCCTTGATTTAGTTTTCCCGGAGAAGTATAGATTCTGGGCTACTGTTACTACAGATCCGTCGTCTATATTGGACTCTCTATATAAATACGATGAAGTTTCAGACAACTTCTACCTGACCTCGGTAGCGCAAAGATTAGTGGCTCAAGCGTCTAAAGTTGACTCTGCATTAGCAGACGTGTACAATGTGGAGATAATCCCTTAACACGAACAGAAAGACAAAATGACAACAGGACTAGAAGGAGTTCAGCTCCACCTAGTCGATAGTGTGGCTAAGGCCGCAGAATTTATGTCATGGTTGGGCGAAAGACGTCCGCTAAATGCTATTGCTATCGACACCGAAACTGGAGAACTTCCAGGCAACCCTAGAAAAGATGCGCTATCGCCTTGGCACGGCCAACTGAGGTTGGTTCAGGTCGGTGACGGTCAGACTGGTTGGTCAATTCCTTGGGATCACTGGAAGGGTGTCTTTTACAGTGCCATGGATAAATTTGATGGTCCGCTAGTTTGTCACAATATTGCTTTCGAAGCTAAGTGGTTTGAGATTCAATCAGACTGGTCGATCCCATGGCACCGTGCCCATGACACGATGATTATGGCAAAGATTATCGACCCGCTCGGGACTGGTGCCCTTAAAAAACTTACAGAACAGTACGTAGACCCAACGGCGGCAGCCTTGCAGTCGATTCTGGATTACGGGCTATCCGACAATGGCTGGACCTGGGGCACAGTGCCAATTAACTACGAGCCTTATTGGTCCTATGGTGCGCTAGACACCGTCTTGACCATGCGCTTATTTGAGCGCTTCTGGGATAAGACTGGTCCGGGCAAGCCCTACAGCATCCCCTACGAGCTGGAGATGAATACTCGTAGAATAACAACCAAGATGGAGCTCAACGGTGCGCGTCTGGATCTTGACTACTCCAAGAAAAAGTACCAAGAGCTTATTGACTACACTGACCAGGTGGCTCAGTGGGCTAAGGGCAACTACGGTCTATCTATTGGAAGTAATCAGCAACTAGTTCGTCAGTTCGAGGCGCTCAATGTGGAGATTACCGAGCTAACTGACAAGGGTCAAAAGTCTGCATCCAAGGATCAGCTAAAGCTAATCTCGCGTGACGGCAGCGCGGAGGCTAAGCAGCTCGCAGACACCACTCTTAAGTATCGTCAAGCTTTGAAGCTAGCCAACACCTATTTCGCTAACTTCATCAACGACAACACTGACGGATTCGTACACCCATCTATCAACACAATGGGTGCTCGCACTGGGCGCATGTCTATCCAGAACCCTGCGCTACAAACTCTTCCTAAGGGTGACGACACTGTTCGCCGTGCATTCCTCCCGAAGGACGATGACCACGTAATTATTACCTCTGACCTTGACCAGGTTGAGTTCCGTATGTTCGCGTCGCTGTCACAAGACCCAAACCTTATCCAGCTATTCCTACGCTCTGATGCTACGGGGTCTGACCCGTTCACTGAGATCGGTCGAGAGGTCTACCAGGATCAATCCATGGTTAAATCTGACAAGAGACGAAACCTGATAAAGGGTGTAGTTTACGGTCGTCTGTATGGTGCAGGAGTATCTAAGCAGGCGCTTACTGCGGGAGTGCCAGAGGAGCAGATGCGTGCCGTATCAAACGCATTCGATGAGCGTTACCCCGGCATGCAGCGTTTCCAGAAATATGTCGAACAGACTGGCTCTACCAGATTGGAAGCCGAAGGACAAGGCTATGTCCACACATGGACTGGACGTAGGATCCCCTGCGATGAGGACCGCGTCTACACTCTTGTAAACTACCTGATTCAGGGTGGAGCGGCTGAAGTCTTTAAGTCAAACCTGGTAAAACTTGATCAAGCAGACTTGACTGACTTGCTAATCGTCCCGGTTCATGATGAGATCGTACTTAACGCACCTAGAGAAGATGCGGAAGAGATTAAACAACTTGTTAGGAAGTGTATGACAACCACGGACAACTGGTCGGTCCCGCTGACTGCTGATGTTGATGGACCGCTAGAAAACTGGGGAGCCAAGTATGTCTAAATATGTATTGTCCTTGGACCCAGGCAAAATAACTGGAGTTGCACTACTTAGAATCGAGCAGGGATCGGATCCAGTTTTAGAGAATTCTTGGGAGCTGGAGCAGCATGAAGTTGCAAAGATTGTCCGAGAAGTAATATGGAACCCAACCATCAAAGACAACATAGACATTGCATGTGAGCGTTTTGTTATCAATGCTCAGACTGTGCGTAACTCTCAGGCTCCATACTCGCTCGAAGTTATTGGCATTTTAAAGCAGTGCTTGTTCGATATTGGTAAGTCTGGAGATGACATATATTTTCAGTCTCCAGCAAATGCGATGGCAATGTTTACCAATGAGAAGCTCAAGAAACTAGGCTACTGGCACCGTGGTGGCGCTGGCCATGCACTGGATGCAATCCGACACGCCCTACTGCGGGCAGTGAATTCAGGCTGGAAACCTGTAGGATTGCTAAAAGATTAAAATATTATCAAAAAACACTTGCACTGGTAGTTTTTTCTGATAATATAGATATAGCAACAGATTGGAGACCCTAATTGGGCGTTTTTGTAGAACTTGAGGGTGAGCACATCATCATCAACGCCGAATGGCGATTGAAAGAAGTTTGCCGTGCTCTTCCTGGATCCAAGTGGGATTCGGATAAGAATGTTTGGCGTATCCCTGTCTCATGGACTGGATGTCTATCACTTCGCTCGACGTTCGGGCAGCAGCTAGAAATCGGGCCTAAACTTGCCGAGTGGGCTAAGAACGAGAAGTCTACGAGAATTGACCCGTCTAACTTCCTAAGGGAAGTGGAGACTATGGATGATGGCGATGCAGACTTGTTCCCGCACCAGCGTGCTGGCGTAGAATTCCTATCTACAGCCCGTAGGGCGTTGCTAGCGGATGAACCAGGTCTAGGTAAGACTGCTCAGGCTATTAGAGCCCTAAAGCGCCTACAGGACCGCGGAGAGCAGGTTTTTCCAGCCCTGATTATCTGCCCTAACACTCTAAAGACCAACTGGGAGCGAGAGTTTGACCGCTGGTGGCCTGGTATCGATGTTCAGGTAATTAAAGGTTCTGCAACTCAGCGCAGGAAAGCTTTCGACCACGAGGCCCAGGTCTACGTGATCAACTGGGAGTCGCTGCGCACGCACTCAAAACTTCTTTCTTACGGCTCTATTGCGTTAGCTAGATGCACCGAATGTGGTGGCCACGACTCTAAGATCACGGCATCTCGCTGTGAAGTACACCAGCGTGAGCTAAACACAATTGACTTCAAGGCAGTTGTAGCAGATGAGATTCACCGATCAAAGGATCCTAAGTCTAAGCAGACTCGTGCTTTTTGGGCAGCCTCTGGCAATGCTGATATCAGATTTGCGCTTACAGGTACTCCAATTGCAAATACCGTAGTTGACCTGTGGCCAATTCTTCACTGGCTAGACGCAAAAGAGTGGCCAAGCAAAACGAAATGGCTAGATCGCTACGTCAACACCATGATGAATGCTTTCGGTGGCCTGATGATCTTAGGCCTAAAGCCTGCTATGGAATCCGAGTTCTTTGCTGGAATCCATCCTCGCATGCGTCGTATGTTGAAGCAGAAGGTGCTCCCGTGGCTACCAGAAGTAATCAATGACCGCCGTGATGTTGAGATGGGTGCTAAGCAGGCTAAGGCCTACAAGCAGATGCTTGAGAACATGATTGCTGAACTTAATACCACCCCCGAGGAGCGATTCCATGAAGCTTTCGAGCAGGGCGAGACAGATATTGTTGTTGCACCTAACCCGCTAACTCAGACAATGCGTCTACTTCAGTTTGCTAGCTCGTACGGAACTATGGAACTTGTAGATGGACAAGAGAAAATGATTTTGTCAGACCCTTCTTGTAAGGTAGATGCTCTGATGGATGATATTGAAAGTGGAGACTTCGGTGACGACTCTGTGGCAGTATGCGCAGTGTCTCGCCAGCTCATCGAGTTGTTAAGTGCTCGTCTAACTAAGGAAAAGATTGCTCATGGGCTTATCACTGGCGCTCAGAGTGGCGATGAGCGTCAAAGAGCTATTGACGACTTCCAGGCTGGGCGCACAAAGTGGATTCTTTTCACGGCTCAGGCTGGTGGTGTTGGAGTTACCTTGACAACTGCACGTCGACTTGTTATGCTTCAAAGACCATGGTCACTTGTAGATTACAAGCAGGCCCTGGACCGAGTTCACCGCATTGGCTCTGAGATTCACGATTCGATTCTCATTACTGACTACGTGACCGAGGGAACGATTGAAGAGCGAGTAATTGAAGCACTAGATGGTAAGTCAGAGAACTTCCAGCAGGTAGTACGCGACAAGGAACAGCTCCTCAAGCTACTGAACGACAACAAGAAAGGACTGTAATGACAGATCCAATCAGAATCTCTAACTCAGAGATTCAAACCTTTAAAGACTGCCGTCGCAGATGGTGGCTTACGTACTACCGCAGAATGCGTCCTAAGGTCACAGAATTCACTGGAGCACTAGCTCTAGGTTCTAGGATCCACGAGGCCCTGGACAGGCACTACTCGACCGGTCAGGACCTGCTAGAGGCTCACGCTGACCTAGTCAAAGAAGACATGAAGAAGCTAAACGATGAGTACAGAGATACCTCTGGACTGGAGGCCGATGCTGACTTGGGTCGAATCATGCTTGAGGGCTACCTTGAGTGGGTAGAGCACGAGGGCATCGACGCAGAGCTTGAAATGATCTCCACAGAAGAGATCCTTGAGCGTCCAATGATGGATGGCAAGGTTATCCTCCAAGGAAAGATTGACATGCGCGTCCGTCGCAAGATTGATGGCGCTCGTATGATCCGTGACTTCAAGACTGTTGGTGGCTCATTTGCTGACTTCGGCGCTATGGCTCACATGAATGAGCAGGTCAAAACTTACATGCTCCTAGACGAAGTCCAGGACAAGGAAGACGGAACTCGAACTGACGGAGCAATCTTTACTGTGCTTCGTAAGGTTAAGCGCGGCGCTTATGCTAAGCCACCGTTCTACGACCAGATTGAGGTTCGTCACAATAGGTTTGCACTTCGTGCCTTTCTAGAACAATTAGAAGGCACCCTCGAAGACATGCTTCGCGTCCGTGACGCGTTGAATGACGGAGAGAGTCACTTTAAGCACGTCTACCCTAAACCAAGCAAAGACTGCAAGTGGAAGTGTCAATTCTTCGCTATCTGCCCGCTGTTTGACGACGGCTCGGCAGCAGAGGCCGCTCTGAGCGACGCGTTTGTGTCATCCGACCCATACGGTTACTACGGAATTACAGAAGAGAAAGGAAGTGAGTAAGAATGTCGGAAGTCGATCGCAGTTTAACAATTATGGTTTATGGCGAATCGAAGGTTGGTAAATCAACCTTTGCCGTTACAGCACCTTACCCACGCCTAATGCTCGACGTTGAGGGTGGACACCGATTCCTACCTATCAACGTTAAGTATTGGGATCCGATGACAGAGGAACCACCATTGGCTGACGGAACTTGGGACACTGTTGTTGTCCAGGTCCGTGAGTACGACGTTGTTATGAAGACGTTCCAGTGGCTTCAGTCAGGTAAGCACCAGTTCAAGTCCTTGATTATCGACTCAATCTCTGAGTTGCAGGTCAAGTGCATGGACAACATTGCAGGAACCGAACAGATGAAGATGCAGCAGTGGGGCGAATTGCTTCGCCACATGGGTGCACTACTTCGTGACCTTCGTGACCTAACAATGCACCCGACACAGGCACTAGAGGCTGTCGTACTGACTGCTATGGCTCGTAAGGGTCAGGATGGCGTATACCGTCCTTACCTACAGGGTCAGCTAGCAATTCAGGCCCCGTACTTCTATGACATCCTGGGCGCAATCACGGTAGAAACTATGCCGAACCCAGACCCAATGCAGGCACCATATAAGGTGCGTCGCATGTATGTAGAGCGAACTCCAGACTATGAAGCTGGGGAGCGCGTGCAGGGACGTCTAGGTAAAGTAGTCGAGCAGCAAGACCTTGGGGTCGAACGCATGCTGGATATCGTCTTCGGTGAGAAGAAGGCAGAAACAACAACAACAACAAAGAAAACTAACTAAGGAAAATAAATGACTACTGTCAATTTCGCAGACCTAGTAAAGCAGGCAGGCACTGCAGCAACTAGCAACAACTACGCACCACTACCAGACGGCGACTACGACCTAAAGGTAATCGAAGCGCAGGCAACAACTACATCTACCGGCAAGTTGATGTTTAAGATCACCAACGAGGTTCAGGGTGGCGCACACGACAAGCGTCGCGTCTGGGACCAGCTTGTTGTGACTCAGGAAAACCCTAAGGCCATGAACATGTTCTTCATGAAGGCTACCGCAATGGGTCTTCCTACCAGCTACTTCGAGCAGAACCCGTCACCGGCTCAGATTGAGCAGGCACTACTCGGTCGCAGTTTCCGCGGCACACTGGGAGTCCGTACCTATAACGGTAACCAGAGCAACGAGATCAAGCGCTACTACCCAGCCACAGGAGCTGCAGCACCTGCTGCGGCCTCAGCGGTTAGCGCTCCTCCAGTAGCTGCTGCTCCAGCACCAGCTCCAGCACCGGCTCCAGCTCCAGCACCAGCTCCAGCTTCACCTGTAGGTGGCGCGGAGGACGCTCCATTCTAGTAGAATAACTGAGCGGGGTGGGAAACCACCCCGCTTTTTTCTAAGGAATAAAAATGAAGATTTTAATGACCGGTATGGCATCCGCCCATTGCTCGGATAAAGGCAATATGACCTTTTTTAGGGGGCTACTGAAGGCGTTCTCTGAGTTTGCTGAAGTAACTATATGCGAGCCTAATCTTTCTTGGACCAGATCCGACCTAGAGTCGTATGATTTGGTCGTAGTCGGACTGACACCTCCGACAGCGCTATCTGCTAACAAAATATATGGCGCACTGCACACATTGAATCTGCTTTACGAGTCTCCGAAACTTAGAGTTGTAGTAGATGGTCCTCAGATTTGGCAGTTTAAAAATAGCTTTAACTCTTTTATAAAGAATCCGCTTCAAATTTTTGGCGCAATGTATAGCTCTAGGAAGGACTACTCTATTGCAAAGGCTAAGTACTCTGAGTCAATAGTCGGTCTTGCTGATAAGTTAAAGTCAATTCCTTGGCCTAAGACGTATGTCCCGTTGCTTCCGTGGAGAACAGTTGAACAAGTTTCTGAAGCGACTGGCATCGTCCCGGCTTCTAGGGCTATAGGTGTACACATTGATCAATTTTTAATAGACAGACAATCTGTTTTAACTGCTACGAAGAATTCTTCATGGTCAGTAGATAACTATAAAAGTTCTTGGTGGACTTCCCTATCTAAGACACTCAGGCTTCCTGGTGTGCCGGTATCAAACAGTAAGAAGCCTCGTGATCCAGAGGTTGACCTCAGTATATCCAAGTCAATCGGATTAGTGGTGGCCCCCCAGGACCGTAAGGTCGGCACATGGTGGAGTTATAGATACATACAGGGTCTTAATTTAAACGTTCCAATTGTCACATATTGGCAGGACACAGCTGGGTTCGCGAATTCTTGGGCACAGCTGGCCTACCAAGTAGAAGATTTGGATCAATATGACAGGCAGGAGCTTGCTCGTAACCAGTTTAGGGATTATATGGATGCCCTACCTAGCACCAGTGAGGTAGTGACTATGCTACGAAAAGACCTGCTAGAATCTAATCAAGAGAGGATATAATGCCAGAAATTAATAGAGAATGGGTTGTTGAGCAGCTTCAGGCTGCCAAGGTTAAAGTCGGATCGGGTAAGGCTATCATGAAGCTTCTCGAAGCCTGGGAGACCATCCCAGAGCTGAGCGACAATATCAAGGACGAAGTTCTTAAGGTTTTCCCGCTTATTGCCCGTGGAGTTGTACTCAAGGTAGAAGAAGACGAAGAAGACTACATGTGGATTGCGCTCCAGCCGGGGCAGATCGTGGTTGGCGATATTGTACGTGTAAGAGCGGATGCTTTTACTGACAAGCTCGGTCCACTACACAATGGACGTCGCGGTACAGTAGCTGCAATCCGTTATGGCGATGTCATCTTTAACGATACTGACGGAAAGAAGCCAGAACTTAAGGGCGTCCACTACTCGCCGTACAAGCTAGAAAAGCGCGTAAGAAAGGCCAACTAATGAGAACTAGCTTTGAGCTGAAGATAGTTGCAACAGACCTGCAAGAAGCCAAATCTATTGTTAGAAAGCAGCTTTCAGAGTTTCTAGATGTTGCCCCGGACGAGGTGGAAGAGAAGGTTTCATTAGAGTTTAAGGTCTCATACCCTAAAGCAGAGACTGTATCCGAGATTGAAGAAACTGTAGCATCTAAGGTGTTCCAGATTACAGTATTTGGGTCTCTAAAGCAGAGTGTTGTAAAACCTTTCGGTCTATAGTTGACAAACTATACAAATACTGCTAACTTTTAGTTATGCAAACATTTGTACCGCTGCTAGGCTCAGCAGACACAGCCGAAGTACTAGACCGAGCACGCCTAAATAAGCAAGCTTTGGAAGGTTGGCAGATTCTTATGAATCTAGTTCAACTGGACCCGCAGGGTAACCATCGAGTATCTAAGGGCTGGTCTAACCACCCGGCCGTAAAGATGTGGCGCGGCCATGAAGGTGCTCTAGTGTCCTATATCCTCAAGATGACCATCGAATGGGAGAAGCGTGGATACAAGACCACTATTGGAGAAAAGACTCTGACCACATACGTGCAGGCAATTAAGCTTGGTCGTATAACTAAAGAAAACCACAGGTTGCCTGCTTGGATGAAGGATAAGAAACTTTTCGATGAGATCGCTGCCAGTCACAGAATGGCGCTGCTAAATAAAGACTACGAATGGTACTCGCAGTTTGGCTGGCCAGAAGACACCGGACGTAGGCCAGAATCTTACGACTATATCTGGCCTGTAAAGTAAAATTGTAATTTACGGTAAGGTTACTACTCAACATAGTTAGTTTTGTAACTATGAGACGTAAAAAAGTTGTATCCGAACCCGTTTGGATTATATGGGAGGGCGAAGACTTCCCACGAACACTTCACTCTGATTCCGTTGTTTTTTATATCAACGAGCATGTGTACCTAGATGACGATGATTCAGCTATGCGTTCTCTAGTGAAGAGCCTACTTAGAGAAGGCATATCCACGTCTATGGGCAACGGCTACCGCCTGGTAGAGAGCTCTACAATATCAAGAGCTGGCTATAGGTATGACGAGGGTGACAATATCGTCCCTATCTACTGTGACGACAGCGATCCTGATCTAGACTATGATGCCACTTTTGTGGAGGTCGCTTATGTGGACTAATGGACCGGATTGGCACGAAGATGCCGAGTGCGCTAAGCCAGAAAATTTCGACAAGATAGACAACTTCTTTGCAAATAAGCCTGCTCAGCAGTGGGAGGCTAAAAAGCTATGCAATAGCTGCCCTGTAAAGCGCGACTGTGCAAAATGGGCGTTAGATAATAAGCAGATCTGGGGAATCTGGGGCGGCCTAGACTCTGGTCAAATTAGAAACACACTTTCAGTCAATTGGGACGGACAAGAGATGAGATATAAAAGATTCCCTCTGTGCCCTAGTTGTAGATCAAAAACAGACAAACTACAAACAGCAACTGTTGAGCGCCCTGATGGCGGCCGCTGGGCGACAATGAGAATTGTTAGATGCTTGGAGTGTAAGTTCACTTGGCAAAGTAGAACAAGCGCTAATGCGGTTGATGCATTTCACACTATTAACTCTAAAAAAGAAGAGAATTAATTTTCTTTAGTGTAAAACTTCATATTAGCTACTAGCCTAGGATTGTCTGGATCTAGGTCTAAAGCGGTAGTTCCATAAATTCTAGCTTCTTCCACTTCACCTAGATAGTAAGAAGATATTGCAGCCAAGTCCCATGGAAGATAGCCCCAGGCGAAGTCCTCACAGAGAAAGTCCATAGGCTTCTCTTCTATTTCTAAGGCTTTGCGAGCAAAATGTAAGCACGACGCCCACGATTCAAGCTCGTAAAAGTGCTGAGCTAGCTCCACTAAAGGCTCTCTGCGTCCTGGAGCTTGCATGTAAGCCTTGAGTAGCCAGTCTTCTCGATGCTCTACTTCGATTTTTGCCAGATACCTCATCGAAGCCGCTCTTTCTGGTGGCCAGACAGCCCTAGGAAGATCTAGATGGCGTTTAAACTCTTTGGCCGCAGCTTCATAGTTTCTGTAGAAGAACAGCTCTCTAGCGTAGTAATACGCATTTCTATCGTCATGAGGGTCCTCCTCTGTGGATAGCTTCAAAAGTGGAAGGTATTGCCCTCTAGATTTTGTATTATCCGGGTGGTGATGAAGCTCCAGCTTAGTCCATACTTGCTTCTCTACAGTATTGCCGTAAGGAATTATGACTTCATGAACTGGATGTTTCCACCTATACCCGTGTCGTGCGTGGATCTTATCTCCACCAAATGTTGTTGCTGGAATCGTTTGAGCTTGGTCTTTCCAATTCCAGGTGTAGCTATATCTAATTCTAGTAGCGCCCTGGCTAATGGCGGTTTCGATCTCTTCTCGCCATCCCGGTAGGAGGATCTCGTCCATGTCGAGCTGCACACACATGTCTATATCTGCCGGAAGAGCAGCTAGGGAAGCATTCCTAGCGTCATCAAATCTCCATGGTTTGATAGAGACGTCTATTACATTAATCCCAAGCTTAATTGCAGTTTCTCGGCTACCATCTGTGCTACCTGTATCTGCAATTAAGAGATAGTCAGCATCTTTAGCACTTTCGTACCAGCGTTCTACAAACTGCTCCTCGTTTAGCGCAATTGTATATACCGCTATCTTAGACACGTCTACCCCACTGGACTAAATTCCAACCACGCTCGTGGACGTAATAGATTCCCACTTTTATAACAGTCTCCCAGAATGCGATAAGACCGGAAAGTTCCGCACTGCCGGTGAGTACAAATGCTACAGCAAAAGATGAGAGAGTTCCCCAAATTCTATAGCTTAGGGCTTTCACAAAAGATCTGGATTTAGTTACCTTCATAGCCCGAGCTCCTCGCGTTTCTTAGTCGCCGATACTTCTTGCATCTCAGGGCTTAGCTCGATCTTCTCGATCTTGTAGCCAACGTCTCTGCCGTACACGATGTTAGTGATGTTAGGTAGCCTAAGAATTAAGGTCCCCACTCGTTCCTTGCTATTTTGACGTATGTATCCGACAACTTCATCATGAGTGAGCGGATCTTTTTCCGAAGTGCCGTGCGTATCCCTAATGCCCAGTAGAACTTGCTCTGTTCTTTTGTGTGCTTCATCTTTTAGTGCCTCGTGTCCCTCGTGCCAAGGTTGGTACCTACCTAGCATAAGTGTTGTAGGTGCTTTCCAATCAATCAGACTGGTTTTCTCTAAGATTCTATTTTTCTCTTCTTCTAGCGATAGCCCGATAGTAATTTCTAGATCATATTCGGCGTTAGCGGGTACTTGCCAAATGGAGTTAGTATCCTCGAATCTACCTTTATCTAGCCTATTTACCCAAACCCTGAGGTCGGCTGCGCCAAATGCTGCTCGTGTTTCCGGGGTTGGGTTGATGAAATCAACAACCACGATTCTACCTTGACTAGCTAGCAGTCTAGACATCGCCCCTAATCGTCTGGCTTGCTCTAATCTATCCTCGATTGAAAATCCCAAGTCCGAGCTCAGGTCGGCTCTTACCTGGTCCGCGTTAAGGTGGATAGCGTCAACATGATCCAGGAGTTTTTCTGCTAAAGCTGTCTTTCCTGTTCCAGGTAGCCCGTACAGTAGAATTATCAAATTACACCCTCTTGTGCCTAATCAGGTCTTGGTATAGGCTGTCCAGATACCCGAGCCTGCGAGTATACGATATAGATTCTAGTATCGATTCCGCAAGGTCATTGTGCTTAGAGACCTCCCTCGGCAGGTGACCTCGCTCTAAGTATTGCTTTGGGCCCATTCCATCCTTGCTAGATTTTTCTAGCTCTAACTTTACCTTATCTACGCTTAAAGGGGTCTTTGACTTTAACTCTTTTAGGGCTGGATTTTTAGCCTCTAAGGCAGAAATTATTTCTGATTCTTTTGATGTAATTGAGTCGAAGTCGACAATAAAAAATTCTCTGGGGGATGTTAGTACAATCTCCCAGAGTTCGGTTGCTTCATCTAGTAGTGATTTAACTACAGGAGGTGTGAGCCGTTGATCTGATAATCTCCAAATTAATTGCGACTTTAAGGTATCCCTAGGTGGTCGAGCAGCAAAAACAAATTCATCGCAGTTAAAAATTCCGTTAACTCTATTTTGATGAATCCCAGGGTTGTGGCTCTTATCTATAGATACCTGCGGCGTGTACTCGTTTTCTATTGAATATTTTAAATAAGTGCTGCCGCTTCTAGCTAAACTTCCAACATATATGTTGAATTTATAGAAATCCTTAAAAAAATCTTTTTCCACCCTATACGCCCATTACTGAAATGAAATCTCTAGGGGAGTACTCTCCGCCAATAATCATAGTGAGTAGCCCGGGCTTTGATTCCATACCAGCTCTATCGCGGAACCACTCGCTACCTGGGTCAGTGGTCGGGGCTTGGAGCCACAGTCGCTCACCGATGTCCATAGCTCTAAAGTTGTGGAAGTGTCCTGAAATCCAAACGTCAGCTCCGCCCAGAGCTGTCTGCCCCGCTGCTTGCTGTGATAGATACTTCATGACATTGTTTTGATTTGCTTGATGTCCATGGAACAGGCCTAGCATTGTGCCCTGAATGTCTATAGTCAGGGTTTGATGCCCCGAGCTTGGGTATCTAAATTCTACGTGCGATAGCTCCGGGTTCTCGGCGCAAATATCTTGAACTGCAGATGCAATCTCCACGTTCCAGCCGTCAGCCGGGTCCGCTGCAACCTGACGAGTCACCTCGTCGTGGTTTCCATTGATTACAGGAACAACAAGTCTGTCGACTAGAGGTGCAAGTGCCTTTATCTGCGCAAGCAAGAGACGACGTGCGACTCTAGTTTGCTCCGTTAACCCTAAGTCAGATGCTGCTAGTCCTTGGAGTCGTCCGCCTTGGCTGACGTTTCCTTCCACGTGGTCGCCGAGTAGCGCCAAGCATATAGTTCCAGGAGAAATACCAGCCTTTTTATAAGCTTCAAATCTGTTCACCGCCTTCTCTGTCAAAGTTAAGATTCTGTCTATTGATTGCTCTGTGCCAGCTCCATTAGCCTTTTTACCAATCTGTTGGTCTGCGGCTGCAATCAAAAAAGCGCCCTCGCCGGTAGACTTCTTTATGCCTTTAGCTGGACGCCACTTCTTTAGCTGATCTGCTAATTTCTCTACATCTAGTTGATCTCCAACTGAACCTGTCGCTGGTACTAGGTTTACACGGACTGACTCTAGCCAATCACCATCATGTTTCTGCCACTTACCTCTACGCATAGAGGTTACACACCACTCCTGAGCGCTGAGGCCAAACTCTTCTAGCACTGTAGAGGCGTCTGTAACTTCTCCCGCAGCTCTAGGGGTACCTACTACAAACCCGCCCCTGGCTGTGTCCAAGTCCATTCGTGGACGCCAGTCTTCTGGTGTTTTTGTTACTCTAACGTCAGATCCGCTTTGACCTGGTGAACGTAATTTTTCTAATTTCTCTGACAGGCTCATGAGTCTCCCTACTTTAGCCTATTGCATGAACATGTACCACGACGGTGTCTATCTACAGCACTAGCACTTACATCATAACCTTCGTCACGCAGAGCCTGTGAGAGTCGGATGTTCGGCACATGGTCCTCGTCAAGTGGCCTAGAATTAATAATCTTAATAAAGGCGTCTACATCATCCCGCGTGAGTTTTGGGTCTAAGGTAACCTGCATCAATTTACAGATGAAGGTATTGTGATAGGTTTCTGTAGCTGCACGAAGGCGTTCAGCTAGAGCCATGGTCTCTCCTTAAATTAGAGCTTAAGATTATGCTACTACACACATGAGCAAATCATGCAATATTTTTTGAAATATTTAGGCGATGTCTTACTGCTCTGAAGATTCTTTATTTTCTGCTTCTGTAGGTTCTTCTACTAGATCGCCAGGTGCTTGCCCCATGTCGGTTTCAATCTTCTTTAGGATGTTCTGTCGTTCCTGGTTTATCTCAAGCATGTTGGCGAACTGACCAGAGAAGTTGTAGTCACCCGAGTGCGTGATTCGCACCCATGGTGCTGACCAAACCTCGCCGCCCTGGGCCTGCCACATTCTGCATAGGGCGTAGTCTTCAGATAGGAGTATCTGATTCTCGTCGACAAAAGTGGTGAAGTACTCCGTCACCATCCCGCCAAATTCGATTCCGGTGTTGCCGACGTTGTTGTTCTTATATTGCTTGCAGTACGGCTTTAGGTCTTCAAATACTTTTCTGGTCAAGAAGAGCATTCCAGTACCAATATCTTTTACCTTGAATGGCTGGTCAACTTGAAACTTCTGCTCTTCATCTAGAAAGTTAAGTGCAAAATGCCCCGAGTACGCCTCTAGATTTTCCTTATTCAGCTGAGCCGCCAACCGTACGTTCTCCCAGTTGATGCCCTTCATCGGGTAGATCGCACCAATAAAGTCTTTTCCACACTCGATCATTTTTACGACGTCATCTGCATTCCAACCATGGTCCGCGTCAATGAATAGCAATGCTTCACAGTCAGAGTTCATGAACTTGTGGGCAAGAGTGTTTCTTGCTCTAGTAATCAGGCTTTCGTTTCCCACTGTGGTAGTAGTTATCGAGTGTCCGGCTTGGCTTAGCTTTACTATTAAGTTTTGTAGGGAGATAGTGTAGTTATTTTTAGCGATTCCGCCATACATTGGTGTTGCAATAAATAGTTTCATGTCTCTCCTAGATGCTTACGTTCGGGGTTGCATATTTTACGTGCTGGCTAAAGTCTACCACGGGGGCCTGAGGCACCTCTCTAGGCATCATTATGTAGCCCTTTAGTATGGCCCTAGTTCCTGTACCTTCAACAATTAAGCCTCTGTCGGCAAGTTTTCTAGTGAAGCCAATCTGCGAAAGCGGCTTCTCGCCTCTAGCGTTGCTCCACATTCCGTACAGTCTGTACAGATCGCTTAGGTTCAAGCTGCCACCAGCTGATTCTCTAGCTTCCTCTTCCAGGAATGCACCGATTCTGTCTTCATTCTTTTTGTAAGAATCGTGTGCTTCTTTGACAACCGCACACCATCCCAGTGGATCTAGCTGACTTGATGTTAGGTACTTAACTGCGCCATCAATCGCCCACGATAGGACTGCAGGAAGTGCACCCTCTGGGTCTGCAAGATACGGCTTAAGAGTTGTATCTGGCTTTTCTGGCTTATTGATTAGAGGAATTGGACGCATACGACGCCACATAGCATCATCAGTGATGATAGGCCTGTGGTTAGTTGAGATCCAAAGTTTACCTTGAGACGTGAACTGGATTGGTCGCTCACCTGGTGAACGTCCTTGAATAGTTCCAGAACCGGTCAACTTCTTTACCTGGTTCTCTTTAATGCGCTCTGACTCGGGCAACTCGTCTACCCAGATCATGCGACGTCCTCGTAGTTCCGCCATGTGGTACTCGTCGGTTGAACTAACTCGGTCGCCCAGAGCTAGAATGTTTGAATCTAGAGCCCAAGCGTATTCTGACTTTCCTAGAGCTTCAAAGACTGTTTCAATAAAAGTGTTCTTACCGGATCCAGGTGGACCGTAGATTAGAAACATAATGTCTTGGCTATTTAGACCAGTAAGGGTATATCCAACTGCCCGTTGTAGCCACTCCTGGAGCTCAACATCGCCCTTGGTAGCCTCGGTGAGGAATGACTCCCACCTGATATTTCTCAAGCCGGGAGTATATGGAATAGGTGATCTTTTTGTTAGATGAAGATCCGGTCTACCGGCCTTAAGTTCTCCAGTGCGAAGATCTACGACTCCATTTTTCACACCTAGCAGGTATGGATTGTTGTCCCATTCTTCAACTACTACTTGAATTCTCTCATCGGAAGATGCCTGGGCGATCATGTTTTCAATGGCTGAGTTAGATTTAGCCTTGTTTGCGTGCTTAACGAGGTCAGCAGCTTTCGGGTCATCTGATGGGTACAGTGCAACTTCACTAGCTACAACAGTTGACACCATCTTGCTGACTTCTTTGACAGATTTCATTTGGGTGTCAGGCTTCCAGTAATTGCCATCCCAGACGAACCATCCTACGTTTGGAGTGTATCTAACGCTAGCGCCAAAAGAGTCGACTAAGCGTCTACCATTTCCAACATCGGTTAAGCTTCGATAGCCAGGGCGTCCGCCAGCTTCACCAGAAATAGCGTCGACGTCTTTTGGCAGGTTGAGATTTCCGCCTAGGGCTACTTCTTTAAGGCCTTTACCCTGTGCTGCAAATGAGGCCATCTGCTCGCCTACTGCATTGGCCGTAGGTATAGATACGCTATCGTCATCTGTAGTGACAATTAGAGTAGGGCTGTAGTCGAATGCGTCTTTAGATGTTGCTGGCTTAGAGAAAGCATCTGTCACGTTTCCAGCCCACGACATGCCCTGGGTCTTTACCCAATCGCTGAGATCGTTCCAGAACAGATCATACTTAGGATTATTTGAGACCCAGTCGAGTGCTCGGCGAGTGTGCATCAAAACTCCGTTTTGACCCTCGACGTGCATAGGTGGGTTTACCATCTCGGCATTGAACCTGAGCATAGTGGACTCGACGGCGTGTCGTCCGGCTTCGTCTGTTCCAAACTTATTAGACAAGCCGCAGGCTAGCTTGTATAGACCGATTGCACGCTCGCCTTCCTGTAGGCCCTCGGCTAGCATTCCATCTATGTCTAGCTTTTCACCTTTAACCGTTAGGTCATACAGGAAGTCCCAGCTGCCGGTTTGGTATGAGGTGCTAGTGCCATTACTTCTTAAACTTTTTGCGCGAATTACTGCTAGAAGCTCTTCTGGGGCCTCAGCTACTTCGATTTCCCATGGTGCGTGGCCTGCTTTCCACTCATAGCAAACACCGGAAGCGTGCCTTGAAGGAGCAATCAGTACATATCCGTTGTGCTTAATGTCGATGCCTGGTAGGCCCTCTTTATTGAAGTTACCAATAAATTTCTCATTGGGATCGCACTTATAGACTAGGTGGCGACCACGAGTTCCGCGCTCCCCCCAGACGCCGGTGACGGCTTCTACAGTAGGAGGTAGCTCGCCTAAAGCTCGATCCATGAGCTTGTCAAATGACTTGTCACCGTCATGCCGTGGGTCGATGTCAATTACAAAAAATCCCGAAGGACCAGCGTACATACCGATATTAAACTCTGGATTGTCACTCCACCACTGCTCGATTTTTGCTATATCAGTAGTGGCGTCTTTTTGTCCGCTCTGCGATGCTGGGTGCTTACCGCGCTCTTTGGCGTCCATGTGAGACTTACCGCAAGTACATTTACCGCCCTGTATACCATGCACTGGCAGTACATGCCAACCATGCTCTGCATACCATTTAGCAGCAGGTAGTAGTCGTCCATTAGCTTTATCCCAGGCGTTTAGCTCCATAGCGGTGCCGCCTTAGGGGTGCAAGAAATGCGCATTTTTTCTCTCCAACTCAAAATCTTTAATCAGCATACACCTTTCAGATGCGTTTGCAAATCAAAAACGCGAAAGATGTCAAAAAGATCGGAGTTGTGACCAACTTAATGGCTAGACCTCTCCCAATCAGGGGGACCCTAATAGGGTAAAATGGATCAAGGCAAATCTAATTGCAAGATCTCTGTAGGAACTAGTATACATGACTAACGAACTAATCATGGCCGTTGCTGCCACAATCACATCTTTCGGTGTGCTAATCGGCGCGGTCGTTGCCGTGTACCGAATTGCTAAAAGAATTGATGGCGCATTAGGTATTGATCAGCAAGGCAGAACAATGTCTGATCGAATGGAACGAGTCGAGCACCAGCTGTGGGAAAATGGCGGCAGCTCCCTTGCTGACCGAGTCAACAACATTGAAAAGCATGTTGTAAAGGTTTCCACTGAGATCGAGTTCATTAAGGACCTAACCTTAGGTCTTCACAATGCGACTACTTCAATCACGTCGCAGCAGGTATACCCTGCCAACACTGACAATCTAATTGATCCAGTAAACAGACCTATTAGTAAGCCAATTAGACGCAAGAAGGCTAGTTAATTACTCTTCTGTTCCAGGAATAACTGGCTTCTCAAGTACTGGCGGTCTAGGCACTGTAGGTCTATCTGGCGAAGGACCTGCTAGTTCTGCAGACATATCTGATCTACTTAGCAGGTACTGGGTGACCCAGGTCTCAGCTTCAGCTGGAGATGCCCATTCGGTACCATCTGGCCATGTTGGCTGGTACAAAATTTCAACATCATTAGAGTCATATACTCTTACTTCTTTTGTGTTCTGATCTACGTCATATCTCATGGTTTAATCCTAAGCTATAGTTACTGATCCAACACTGGCTGCAGTGTAAGATCTTTCTGGTCTTGATGTTGCCACTGAAAGTTTAGATACCCCATCGGTACCAACAATTAGGGATGTACCCCCATTAGCTAGGCCCATAGGAACAAACTCCCAGTCAACTCCGTCATATGATACTGCTGCAATGTTGTAGGTCTCGCCTAGGTAAGTTCCGTAGCCAACTACAACATATACATTACCAAAATATGCTCCCTTGACCCAGTTTGTATTGGTCACTGCGTCAAATCTGGTTTTTGTTGGTGCCTGTATCCAGGTGGTGCCACTACTTGAGTACATGGAAGTTAGGCTGGTTCGGCTGAAGATTACGTAATTTGTATTACCCACTCCGCCAAATACCTGGGTCCATGTCACTGTAGATGGGATTGACATCGAAGTCCAAGTGGAACCATTACTTGAGTAGTACGCTGTAGCTGAGTTATCTACGAATAGGTAGAATCTACCGTCAACTGCAGATACTGGGCTGCTAGGTGCAACTGGTAGCGTTACTGAAGTCCAGTTTGTGAGGTTAGTCGATATGGCTGCCGCGGTAGATCCGACTGCAGATACCAGATATATACCTAATTCGCTGCTGTAAGTCACTTCCGACCATGCTTGAGAGCTGGGTAGTGTTGCGGTTGCCCATGTTGTAGATGACGATGAGTTGTAGGCAACAGACGATGTGTTTTTACCTACAAATACGTACTTCTTAGTTTGAGGGTCATACGCGCCGGGGATCCAGATCTGTGAGCCAGGCATTGTCTGCCTGCTCCAGTTAATTCCGTCACCAGAGACATAAATGTAATCTGATGCTGAGCCAGACGCTCCCATAAACATTCCATTGGAGTATGTAATCTTCCCCCCGCCGTACGTAGATGGCACGTGGAATGTTGACCAAGTTACACCCGAGTTAGAGCTTTCGACGACTAGGCTGCCATATCCGGCGATTAGAACCTTTCCAGATGGTACCGTGTCGCCAGCAGACGGCTTTAGAGTGTGCCAGAATCTGCCCACGCCTGGCAATGTGACTGGTTGCCAAGTCACGCCGTCGGCTGAGTAAGCCGCTGCCGTAGTTTCAGTGCTTGCCAAAACAAAGACGCCATCACCATACGATACTGTCATGCCATTCGAGTCCGGCCAAGATACTGTTGTCTCGGTCCAGGATGTGCCATTTGTCGAGTACGCAATTCGGCCAGGTCTCGACATCACGTACTTGCCGTTACCGTATGCGATACTGCCATAACTATAAGACAGCGAGGTTCTTGTCCAGCTAGTACCATCCGTAGAGGTGTATACAGAATTATCACCATACATAGGAGCTACAAATTTAGACCCGTCCCAGATGGCGCTGTTTGGACCAGCATTCTGAGACATGCTTGGCCAAGTGCGCTGAGTCCATGTAATACCGTCTGTAGACGTGTAGTAATAGGTATAGCTACCAAAGTAGCTATATGTGACGAATGTTGTACCGTTGTGTATTAAACCATTTGCATACCAAGTTCCGTTATTCGGTAGTCCAGCGAAACTACGCTGGGTCCAGCTACCTGTACCGGTTGAGGAAGTATATACATAATTTCCATAGCCAATAGCAACATATACTCCAGACTTATAGGCTACAAAATATAGCTCATCTGCCGGCATTGTAATAGTGTTCCAAGTAGCACCACTATCGTCGGAGTAAAATGCATTTACAGTGTCGGTACATAGATATAGACGAGAACCAGCAACAGATAGTCCATAGTATGTTAGCTGTCCAGGTACTGTTCCCAGTACTGACCACGATGAGGCATTAGTCGATGTGACCCATAATGGTGACCACCAGCCACCCGCTATAAATCTACCTGCACCAAACGCGTAGCCCATCGCAATAGTAGCTAGGCCTACGGACGACGGTGACGTTCTTTGAGTCCAGGAGATCAAGTCGGTTGATGTGTAGGAGTATGCCCCGTCATAGCTGACGGCTGAGTACATTCCATTACCGTATGCAATGTTGTACCAGGTTGATGTTGCTGGCATGGTTCTCTGGGTCCAGTTAACTCCATCTGGAGACGTGTGGTAAATGTTAGACCCCGGGGACGAGGATCCTCCGTAAGTGACAAACATGTTGTTCATGTATTTGCCGCTAGCGTCGGACGCTATGTTAGATACCGAGACGTCCACCCAGCTGAGTCCAGCATCATCTGAATACTCCACCTTGCCGCTGGAAATGACTACAAGACGTGTACCGTTGCTCAGAATTTTGTATCGATATCCACCAGAAGTTAGCGGAGTGCTGGATGCCCAGTTAATTCCATCAGTTGATCTAAAAATTGTTCCGTTCCCAGCTACAGCAACAAATGTATCCTGCGCGAAAGCTACGCTGGCCACATAGTCGTTACTTGTACCAGGGTGTGGGATGCCTGTCCACGAGACAGAGTCAGCGGAGAATGCAAAACCACCAGTGTATGTAGTTATTACAATTCCCTTGCCAGAACCATATGTAATTGCCGACGGGCTGCCGCCCATGCCGGTAACAGCCTGATAGGTCCAGGTGTAGCCATCTGTAGATCTAAAGATTCCATTGAACTGTCCAGTATTCATGCCCACAAAACCGAACTCATTGAAGTATTCAAGCACTCTTAGCTGCACATCTGAGGTCCCTGGTATGAAAACTCTTGATGGCTGAGCTGTCCAAGTCGATGCTGGGATGGCTATAGTACCGATCGAGGCGTTAATGACATCGGCTGCTGCTGCTTGAATAGAAACATTTCCGGTAAATGTCGACAACGACACGAAGCCGTCGACATCAACAGTCAGGGTGATTCTGTACTTAGCGTATTCGGTGACGTTAGATATCTCGGCTACTGGATACAAGCTAGGCAGATTTCCGTCATAGCTGTGCAGAACTACCTCTCCGCTACCTTCGAATGAAAGGATATAATCGCCTGCAGTGAATGGTCCAACTATGGCATTTCTACCAGATCCTAAAGGATAAACATCTTCTTCTATCCCTGATCCAGCAGGACCAGTGTCACCTGTAGGGCCGGCAGGACCGGTGTCACCAGCAGGACCGGTGTCACCAGCAGGACCGGTGTCACCAGCAGGACCGGTGTCACCAGCAGGACCGGTGTCACCAGCAGGACCGGTGTCACCAGTAGGGCCAGCAGGGCCGGTTGTACCGTCTGCACCGGATGCACCAGTAGGGCCAGTCTGCCCCGTTGCACCTGTAGAGCCGACAGCACCTTGCGGTCCTGTAGGTCCTAGAATTGAACCTAAGTCGTCGTATACTTCAGTTGATACGTTCCAAAAGAATAAGTGCCCACCGACAATATAGGCTACCCCGGCTTCGCCAGACTGTATCGATATATTGAATTCTTCTTCTGTAGCAAAAGTGCCGAGAATCTGGAACGAGGCCCCGTCCAGGCCGGCCGAACCTGTTGGTCCAGTATCGCCTTGAACACCCTGCAGTCCCTGAACGCCCTGAGCACCCTGCGGACCCGTTGCACCAGTAGCACCAGTTGCGCCAACAGCACCAGTCGGGCCGGTGTCACCTGTCTCACCTTGGATACCTTGATCGCCCTGCGCACCAGTTGGACCAGTTGCACCCTCTGCACCATCACTACCGTCCGCTCCAGCTGCACCTGTTGGACCAGGCTCGCCCTGCGTGCCTTGATCCCCTTGAGGACCAGTAGGGCCAATAGCTCCAGTCGGACCTTGAATCTCGCCGATAAGCAGCCAAGCACTAGTGTGGACATCCCAAACCCAAAGATATCCAGCAATTAGATAAGCATCCCCCGGCTCGCCAGTTGGGTGAGCGGCTTCTAGATCTTCTATAGTTGGGTAGCTACCCAAAACTTCAATTCCTTGGCCGGTTGCACCTGTTGGGCCTGTTGGTCCAGTTGTACCTTGAATACCCTGGTCACCCTGCGGTCCAGTAGGTCCAGTGTCGCCTGTTTCTCCCTGAATACCCTGATCGCCCTGCACGCCCTGGTCACCCTGGGGGCCAGTTGCGCCCACTTCGCCCTGAGGACCAGTTGCCCCAGTAGGGCCAGTTGCACCAACTTCACCCTGGGGACCAGTGGCTCCGACTAAACCTTGGACACCCTGAGAGCCAGTTGGCCCTATAGGTCCAGTAACGCCCTGAGGGCCAGTTGGTCCAACTGCGCCTGTTGGTCCTGTTACGCCCTGAATACCTTGAATGCCTTGTTCGCCCTGCTCGCCCTGCTCCCCCTGAGCACCAGTAGGTCCGGTGACACCCTGAGAACCTTGAACTCCGGTTGGACCCGTTGCACCTGTTGGACCAGTGGCACCCTGAGCACCAGTTGCACCTGTTGGTCCGGGTACGGTGCTATCTGCCCCTGTTGGGCCAGTAGGGCCGGTAGGTCCGACAGCTGACTCGTTGACAACTGCTGACCAAACTGAGCCTGTCCACTCCCACACATAGTCACCAGATGAAAACTGCTGACCAACACTTGGGCTATCTGGGAAATTAAGTGGCATTAGGGTGTTCCTCCGTCGATGGTGTCAGACCAGGTAAAATCATAGTCATCATTACTAGCTTTAATCAGAACTTGGCCAGTTGTGCCTCCAGTTGGTACACCCTGACCAGCAGGACCAGTATCTCCAGCAGGGCCAGTAGGTCCGGTAGGTCCGACTACGGTCGATCCGACTGACACCCAGGCGACGCCGTTCCACTCGCGCACCACTCCATCAGTGGTTACGCGCTGCCCTATTGAAGGGGAGTTCGGGAAATTAGTAGCGGCCATAGTTATATTTTACCATTCCTATATGACTATTGAAGTTGATTGATTAAAAGTGTAAACGTGGTATCCACCAAAGTTTGTATATACTGCTGATCCACGTTTAGGTAGTAGTGGCATAGTGTTTGGGTACCTAATCTGAACTACCCCGCTGCCCCCCGAGCCTTCTATTCTATTTGAAAATTGACCGCCAAATTCTGAAGTAGTGCTAGTGATATAGGGAGATCCGCCACCTCCGGTGTTGGCACCAGCGTTTATGTTGCCGTCAGATCTACTGGTCAGTGTTCCAAGATATGTCGTGCCACCGGTGTGACCGTTAAAGAGATTTCTTCCTATACGCACACCTCCGGACCCGCCTGCAGCTACTGTTCCTCCGGTAAAATTACTGACACCAGGGCCAGCTGTAGTTGTATTAGAGAATGATGGTACTACTGTGTAGCAGAATCTACGTGTTGAACTGAGGCCTTCTTGGTGGGTGTCATAAAATTGCTTGTACGAGTACATAGTTACAGTACTGGCATTGCCTCCAGCGCCAGCGGCCCCATGGAAGTAGTTAGTTAGTTGGGTGGCCGTACCATTACCGCTAAAATTATTACCGCCGGTTCCTGTATAGCCAACACTAGCAGTGGTCAGCATGGTAAAAGCCTCGTTTAGATATCCCGGCTCTGTTTCAGTCGTAGTCGCTGTCCCTGATCCAATTTTTTCCGTGTAAGCACTGTATCCGGCTTTTTCAAAGGATACTGGTTCTATCGAGACATACGTATTAGGGTCTTGCGCTACGATACTGCTGCCTCTTACCCCAATGGCGTCGCTACCGGTTCCAATCCAAATATTTAATGAGCCCCCCGAAGCAAGTCTTAATGGGGGAGTGCCGGTGGATGGGTCTACTAGTCCTCTAGTAACCTCCCCCCCTGCTCCGGCAACTGTGCCATAGGAAGGCTGACCACCGTTTACGACAAGGTACTCAAAGTCGAACGTTGTGTTTAACTTAAAAGAGGATGCCGCTACGGCTATTGGTATAGGCATTTTACGAGATCAGATCTCCGATTAGTACGTATACGCCAGATGCAACACACTTAATTGATGCTGCTGCGTATAGACCTCCGGTTTTGGTGCTTGAGTTTCTAGACACTAAACTAACTCCCGAGCCCTGCACGAAAGTTATTTGATCCGCTTCTTGGCTAGACATTTGAATAAAATCAATCTGCTCTCCAACATTCAGAACGTTGTTTACAGTTACAGTTATAGCCGCCGAAGAGGTATATAGAACACCAGCGTCTGTCGATAAGATACTGTAATTCGAAGATAAGACCGACACCGTTTGAGCAGAGTTAAATCCTCCAGTTGGGCCGGTAGCACCAGTAGCACCAGTAGGTCCTGTATCGCCAGCCGGTCCTGTATCGCCAGTAAGTCCAGCCTCTCCTGCCGACCCCTGAGCACCAGTTGGACCAGTCTCGCCGATAGCGCCAGTGGCACCAGTCGGACCAGTGGCTCCCGTCTCACCTTGGATACCTTGATCGCCCTGCGCACCAGTTGGACCAGTGTCTCCAGTGGCACCGCTTGGACCTACTGCACCTGTAGATCCAGTTGCACCTTGGGGGCCAGTTGGCCCTGTGTCTCCGTCTACACCATCACTTCCGTTAGGGCCAGTAGGCCCGGTAACGCCGGCTGCTCCGGTCGGGCCTGCAATTGATGCAGCCACTTCGACCCACTGGGCACTGTCGATATCTACATACCAAATGAATAGTCTGTTATTACTAGTGTCATACCACAGTTGCATGTCGTAAGGGTCGGCTGGTGGAGTATCGGCGTTTGTTATGTTTGCCTGATCTCCCGTCGGACCTGTTGCTCCCGTTGGGCCAGTAGGACCTAGGTCGCCTTGTGCGCCCGTTGGGCCTAGATCGCCCTGAGGTCCGGTAGATCCGACATCACCCTGTGGTCCAATATCACCAGTTGCACCTGTCGGGCCCACAACGCTTGATAAGTACGGTGCCCAGTAGTTGGTGTCATTGAGCGCAGCCCATGTCTGAGGCACATCCTGCACTGCAACATATAGGTTCAATGAGTCGTCTCGGACTACATCGCCCTCAGAGAATGCGGCGTTGAAATCCCACTGCCCAGCAAAAATAAATCCTGGACCAGTGTCGCCTTGAGTGCCAGTCGGGCCGGTGTCACCTGTCTCACCTTGGATACCTTGATCGCCCTGCGCACCAGTTGGACCAGTCGGTCCGGTGTCTCCTGTAGATCCTGTAGGGCCAGTCTCACCAACTTGCCCCTGAGCACCAGTTGGACCAGTCGGTCCGGTCTCGCCTCGGTCAGCAACTGGAGTCCAAGAAGCATTGATAGTTCCTGGCTCTGGCGGATACCCCGGATTTCCTGGATTCCCCGTGCGGTAGTAGAAGCCACCCTGATAGGTCACTGCATCGCCAATAGTGTAGTAGTGGCCATTGTCATAGGCCTCTATAAAAGTCCACGGCTGAGGGCCTGTTTCGCCAACTGCACCTGTGGGTCCGGTGTCCCCTGTGACACCTTGCTCTCCCTGAGGCCCTGTTGGTCCAGTATCTCCCTGGGACCCTGTTGGTCCAGTGTCTCCCTGAGGCCCTGTGTCTCCGGTTAATCCGGTTGGACCCTGTGGAATTATAAAATCTACAGTTTGATTTGGGGCAGTGCCAGTTATAGTTACCTGAGCATCCCCACCCGGTGTACCGGTGAGTACTTCACCTACGCTAAGCTCGTTGGTAGCACCAGTAGGACCAGTAGCACCGATAGGGCCGGTTGGACCAGTCTCTCCAATTTCGCCCTGAGCACCAGTAGGACCAATTGCTCCGACCTCACCCTGAGGCCCCACTATCTGGCCGACAGAGTTCCAGTCTGATCCATCCCAAACATATAGGTCACCATCCGAAATGACGATGTATGCATCATTCAGCTCGTTGCCGGTATCTGGTAGATCTTCAGGAATTGCAACAGTTCCAATAAAGCTTATGCTAATGCCCTGAGGTCCGGTTGGCCCGGTTAGGCCTATTGATCCAGTGGGTCCTGTTGCACCTATTCGGTTTGCATTTACTTCAACCCAAAAACCATCGTAATAGATGTAAAATTTTGCTTCAGAGTCATTAAACCAAGCGTCTCCAGCTTCTGGAGATAGTGGCGGCGAAGATGAGACATAAAAATTACCCTCGGGACCGGTAGCTCCAGTTGCACCTGTAGGTCCTAGCTCCCCTTGAATACCTTGAAGACCCGCTAGACCTTGGGCACCTGTTGCGCCGGTAGGTCCGGTTGCACCCGTTGGACCCGCTGTACCTGTAGGGCCAGTAATAGATAGACCAGCTAGACCCTGAGAACCAGTGGCACCAGTGGCACCAGTAGCACCAGTAGCTCCTGTAGCCCCTGTGGGTCCAGTAATAGAGAGACCAGGGATACCTTGAGCACCAGTAGCACCTGTTGGGCCGGTAGCACCTGCGGCACCAGTTGGACCTGTTGCACCGTCTAAACCATCTGAACCATCTGAACCATCAATACCATCTGCGCCTGCGGCACCAGTGGCACCAGTCTCACCCGTAGCGCCTGTTGGACCAGTAGCGCCTTGAGCACCAGTAGCGCCTGTTGGGCCGGTAATTGATAGACCGGACGTACCTGTGGCACCAGTAGCACCTGTTGGACCCACTGAACCTGCGGCACCTGTAGCACCGGTTGGACCTGTAATTGATAAACCAGCAAGACCTTGAGCACCTGTTGGACCGGTTGCACCAGTTGCACCAGCTGCACCTGCGGCACCGGTTGGACCTGTAATAGAGAGACCAGGTAGACCAGAAGCACCAGTAGCACCTGTTGGGCCGGTCAACCCAGCCGCGCCAGTTGGACCAGTAGGTCCTACAGCGCCGTCAGAGCCATCGCTACCTGACGCACCTGTTGCACCGGTTGCACCGGTTGGGCCGATAGCACCGGTTGGTCCTGGAACAGTACTAGCTGCACCAGTCGCACCAGTGGCACCAGTCGCACCAGTGGCACCAGTGGCACCAGTGGCACCAGAAGTACCTGTTGGGCCTGTAGGGCCACCTGCTGGACCAGCCGGACCAGTCGGACCTGCTGGACCCTGTGGGCCTGGACCTTTTACGTCAACATATGCAAAGTTGTCGGAGAGTGCCATTATTTGGTAACCTCGGCTCTCACTATAAATTTACCTTGAATGATTCGAGTAGTTTCGCCATCTGACGACTCGATTTCGATGTCATATACATAAGTTTTGGGCTCGTATGCAGCCATATCTGCAGGCGGAATTAAAAGAGTCACTGACCCTGCGGATTCATTTATAGTTAAATAGCCGTTCTCTGTGGTGTATTCGGCGATTACGATGGGCGCTGGATCCCTGTTTTCCGTGTCCCATTGTCTGACTTGCATACGAGCCGTATACCCTGTAAGAGCAATGACCCTGCGAGCTGAATTTTTTATGCCAAACACCTGATGTACGGTAGATCCTTGGTCCGTAATCAGATCGTGCATATTGCCGCGGAGATAACCCATTGCGAGTCCTTACAGGGGGGCTTGACTAGTCCCTATAATTTTACCGCAATTTCACCAAACCGAGTTAGTAGCCGCCCTGGCTTCCGCCGTCTTTAAGGGGGTGTACTCCCTTATCCAGCTGATCTTTCCACTCATCCTGCATGACCTTCTGCTCTTCACGGACCTTGGAGATCTCGTCTTCCCATTCTTTCATGCGTTCTTCGGAGTATGTAGACTCGGCATAGTCCCAGAAAGCACCAATTGTGTGGCGGGTTGATCCTTCGACTACGGTGACCTCGTGAACATTGTTTATGCCTCCAGGGAATGTAACTAGCTGTCTAGCCTTTGGCTTTAGCTTGATCGGGTGGTCCCTGAAATTGAGCTCTCCACCATCGTAGTCATCGTTGATATACAGCAAGCAGACAAGCTTACTCTTCTCCCAGGCTGACCAGTTGCCATCCATGTCAGTGTTGTCAGAGTGGAAAGGGGCAAATGCACCAACATTCCACTTCTGGGCGTGAGAAGATACTGATTTAACTGGACGAAGATGAGCATCCTCGACCGCCTTGTGCATGCGATCTGCTAGTTTACCCAAGTAGTCAATTGATAGTCCGTACTTCTCTAGGAGTGGATCCTGAGGCATGATACTCATGCCGTAGGATTCAAAGAATGCAGACATGCTCCATGGCTGCTCCGGATCTTCGAAGAAGGCTATAATTTTTTCCGCCTCTTCTTCGGTGAGGAAGTTGTCATAAAAGATTATGTCGTCTTTTAGGTAGCCCTTATCGCCAAACTCTGTTGGTGTAGTCTCAATGTTGGTCATTAGTCTCTCCTGTATAGCCTAGGTCTGTTAGAAAACGGTCTACTTGAAATCTTTGGTTGTCCTTTGAGAATAGCTTAGCAAACTCGTAGGCTAGATAGTTAAAGGTTTCTTCGTCAACTTTTGGTTTAGCGGCGTTTAGTATTTCAGCTATTCTGTAGTACTGAGCCCTTTCGAACACACACTCGCCGCCGCGCGGGCGTCTAAGAACTTTAGTGTGTACTCTACCGGTTGGTTCGTAAAGTTCTACGGTCAGGAAATCCTTAGCGAATCCCCAGTCCGTGTAGGCTTCATATCCAATAGCGGCGTCTATTGCATTGTCATAGAAGTATATAGATCTCACTGGGGACTCGCCATCTCTGGCGATAGTCAACATATAGGAGTCGCCCCTACCAGATGCTGCTCTAGCTTTAAATTCTTCTACCATTGTCTGGTTTGTCATATTTAAATCAGACATATTTATAGGTCCTCGAAATAAGCATCTAAAGTTCCGGCTTCTAGCATTTCGTAATACTCTCGCATAGAGACTCTGAGCCTTAGTACTGGATCCTCCACCATGGCTTTGTCTCTTTTGCGTCTGATTAGTTCTAGCTGTTCCCAGTTATCTTTATATTTATCAGAGAAGTACTTGTAGTCTTCAGTCGACTCTTCTACAGAGTTCCAATAGAATCTTATGATGTATTTAGGGTTCTTCTTTACGTTTAGAACGCCGTGATAGTACGGGAATACAGAAGGAAATATTACTAAATCGCCAGCTTCTGGCTTGTAGATAATTTCTCTCTCTACTTCATCTGCTGTTCCCTCTTTTACGATACGAAATGCTATTTCGCCACCTTCATAATCATCGTTTGGGTAGCCGACAGCAGTGATCATGTTCTTTGGGCCGGGGTATTCTTTTCTATCTTGCTGATAGTCAGTGTGGTACTGCATAGTTCTTCCACCTGAAAAATCCTCCACGTCTGGAAAGTACCTGGCGATTCCCCAGTTAGGTGACTCCCAGTTGTCTAGAGATACCTTAGTACCCTCTACGTAGATGGCAGAAGCATCGTAAAATGCATCAGCTAGTTGAACCTTATACGGGTCATCGCAATGCTCAAAGTTAGACATCCACTCCTCTTTAGTGGGGAAGTTTGGCATATTGTGTAGCCCGGGTCCGTTGTCGCTGATCATATCGCCAAATGTATACCAAGGCACCCATCTGTCTGCATTGATTGGATCATTAACGTAGTAGTCAACCAACTTATCTGGATTCTGTATAGCTTTGCTGAATACCCAGATTTTAGGGTCTAATTTTTTTACAGTAAAGTCTCCGATAATTTCTATTTCATTATCTCCAGGCATAAGGGAGCTCCTCGTCTGTCAGTGCGGTTGGGTCTTTGGAGAATAGCCAGTGTCCAGTGAATGACCGATCTTTAGGGTCAAATCCACCAGTAACTGCGTGCGCTAGCTTAAATAAATCGGGGATTACGATGTCTCCGTGTTCCCACTGGTGAGTCATTCGTATGTCTTGGTTAGTCTCTATGAGTTCGATAATCTTTGTATAGATACGCTTGAACTCGGAAAGTTGAGACTCATCCGGGGTCTCTCCGCCGATAGCTACCAGTTCTGTTTTTACGTGCTTGGTTATTTCTATACGTATAGTAGGAATATTGGTCAACCAGTGAGGAACTATTGCCATGCCTCGATGGGGGCCAAAACCATACGCATCGACCCATGAAATTTCACTAGAGAAGAGGAAGTTCTGCTCTTCCTCGGTTAAAAGCTTAAATACTTCTGTAGTATCTACGAAATAGGTCAAACCAGTCCCCGGGGCGCAGTTGAAGTGCCACATGTTCCAAAGGCCTGCCACTAGGGGGCACTGCTGGTCATAGTCTACGTGCTCTATGTGCCAATCTAGAACGATCTGGTCACCTTTTGATCCAGCAACATTCTGGTTACCGGCGTGGCTTTCCGTGTACTTTCGTCCAATATCACTGCTGCTGTGGTTAGGGAACCATCCAATTAAATCACCAAGAGATAGGGTTAGCTCCCCTTGCTCAGCTTCGGTGAAGTGTAGACCCCTGAGCACTACGATTCCACTAGAGATGTACTTCTCTTTCACTGCTTCGAGGTCGGAGTATAGCTCTGACTTACTGTTGAAGTTGAGTACTGGAATTTCCATTAAAACTCGTCTCTTTTTATTAGCGAATCATTTTTCCAGTGATGCGTTATAAGCATTTTTCTTCCATTAATAATGTCGCAGGATTGGTGTAGGTAGGGCAATGTAGATGGGAACATCACGATGCTGCCCTTCTCAGGTTTGATTTTTACATTGATTTCCGGGTCCACGAAGAATAGTTCGCCACCCTCGTAATCATCATTAAGATATACCACGATTGTGTATGTGATGTCTGAATTTTGCTCGTTCCAGTCAACGTGCGGCCCCATGTACATGCGCTCGTAGTACTTGTTTATGCCGTACTTAGTGCCGTCCATGTTCAATGCGTATAATGCGTAATCTAAAAGGGCTTGATCAATGTTGTATATCTCAGAATACTTCTGAGCTGCAGTTGACATGGCGTCTACCAGAGTAGAAATTATGTATTCAGACTTTTCAACAATAGTTGGATCTGATTCGTTTTTAATCAGCTGCTTACTCATGGACTTAACTTCGCCGTATGCGTATCCAGAGGTGTCGCTACTTGCATACCAGACTTCCCAAGGGGAGATTGCAAGGCTATTTGTCGTCTCTATTGCCTCGATGATGTCGTCAATGTTGTCGACTATTCCCGGGAAATATACTACATTTTCATACGGTATCTTGTATTCTATTTCCACAATTTCTCCGCTGCTAGATATACATAGTTAGTCACATACTTCTCTCCAGAGGATACTGGCAGGGACTCGTGTATGTGCTTCGATGGATATACTACCACACTGCCAGCTTTAGGCTTCACTGATACGCCAATATCCGGAAAGTTCAACTCTCCGCCTTCATATGCGTCGTTTGGGTAAAAGGTTATACTGAATTCGTCTCTAGGATTATCTAGATCAGTGTCCGGATGCGGCCCCAGGGCTGGGCCATTTTCACGATATTTTTTGATACCAATAGTTATTTTATCTAAAAGTACAGATTTTTTAAAGTTATCAATCTCTGCGTGCGATGCATTTTGGCTCTTTAAGTATTCGTAGCCGCAAATTAGGTTTACTTTTTTTACCGTATTAACTATGTATCTGACATTGTTTTTGTTTAGAGGTTCTACGATATCTCTGTACTCATGGGTGCCAAAAGTTTTTAACGTGCCGTAGGAGAACCCGCTAATGGAGTGATCATTAGGTTTCCACTCAGACCAAGCAGACGTTGCATTTACAGTTTCTATAAATTTGGCGTGGTCAGATAGAAAACTCGGAAAATAAAGAACCTCGGGGGCTAAAACTTCATACATAGACTAATCTTCGTCTAAGTACTTTCCTTCTTCTGGTGTCTCGTATAGCGACCCAGCGTTGTACTCTCGTCTTGAGTCATCGTCCTCTGGGTTAAAGTCTTCCTTGAAGACAAAACCTGGGAAGATATACTTATCTCCACTTTTAACTATGTGGACCTGGTGCTTAAATGGGTGAGTAGACGGGAAGATTAGAGCAGATGCGGCTTTAGGTTTTAGGGTAAAGTCAACAAGCTCTGCATTTCTCTCGTCATCTGCATCTGGAATAGGCTGAAGGTGGAAATTTTTTGGATTTCTTAAGTCATAAGGGCGGACAATGAAAGAGATCTCTCCGCCTTCATAGTTGTCATTCAAATAGAGAACAATCGAATACTTTAAAGTTCTGTCGCCAGCCTGAGCATCAAAGTGTGCGCCCATCTCGCAGCCTGGTCGATACTTCATAACACCGGCGAATGGTGACATGTTAGGTTCGCCTTCTAGGCCACGGTCACGATAGTACCCCTCGGCTACATCGCGGATTGCTTTCTGAATGGTAGTGACTACCTTCTCCACGTCAGCCTTGCGAGATGATTCTAGTTCCGAAAGTCTTTCGGGTGCAAAGTCTTTTTTGCTGCCAAAGCTGTGACCATCGCGGCTGTTTGAGAACCAGAATCCCCATTCTGGGATTACAGAGTGAGTGGTTTCGTCTTCGTCTAGCTCTTCGATTAGGCGTATAAGTCCGTCAGGATCAGCGAAAACATCTTCGTACAGGAAAACTTCTTCGTGTAGCTTTTTTGCTAAATGCAATTTATGCCCTAACTCTCTTTGTCTAGTTTAATTCTATATGTTATTTTGAATTGTGGGATTTGACGGTCCAAAAGAATGGACAAACGTATCTAATTCCAGACTTGATTTCTGTGACTCCATGGATATAATTCATATCCCCTGGGAAGAAATACGCGGCTCCGGCCTTAGGTTTGAACTGGATTCCCTGGTTAGGGAAATAGAGCTCTCCGCCCTCGTACTCATCGTTCAGATAGAAAAGCCCTGAAATGTCGTAGTAAGGAAAATCATTAGGCTTACCTCTACCGTCACCCTCGTGGAGCTCCTTGTCTGCGTGAGGTTGCTGACGCTGACCTGGCAGCCATCTAACAATTGCCGGACTAGTTGGGTGGGCGTCTACGCTAAAGAACTCGTCTACTCTCTCTTTTAGTCGAGCTTGCATATTTGAAATAAGTTCTACTACTCTAGGGTCGGCCTCTTTTAGGAGGGGTGCAGTGGCCACTCGGTGGTCCCAGTAGTTTGAATCGTAGATTACAGTTCCGTCGTCGCTGTAATGAGTCTCCGTTACGTCCCAAAGTTCGTTATTCTTTGCAAAATTGTTTAAATAGGTGAGCTCTTCATCCGTCATAAAGTCTTCTATTGCAACAATATTGTCCGGAGAATCACCAAAAAACCCTGACGGAGTGATTGACGCATAGGGGACAATGTCGTTATTTGCATATTCTTTATTCACTAGTTTATCCTACCTTATTCGTACTTGCGTCGTTCCCAGACGTCTCTTTGATATACGCCGCCATCTGGTACTCTATATTTTTCACTATTTTCCATGTTCTTTTTGACCATATCGTCATAGCTCATGGAGTCTACAATCTCGGATTCCCAGCTTTCTCGCTTGAACGGTATGATCTGAGCGTATGGAGTTCCTGCAGGGATGATGCCTTGAAACCCTTTAGCCACAAAAAATGGCATTGTTCCAGGTAGATGAACCTTGTCGTTGTCAATAATTCCACTGGTAGTTATGAACGGCAGCTCGAATCTATTGAAAGGCTGAGAGTACAGTGCACTGTATCCCGCTGGGAGCTCCACTGCCCAATCTGCCCACCATGCAAAATGAACTTCATGGTAGCCCATTGGTGCTTTAAATCCTGGCATAGGCATTCTGACTTGTAGAAAATCTTTATTCTTCTCGTCTAATACTTTTGCTTCTATTTGGCCGTATACGTTTTCTTTAAACTCTATGTCGCAGGGCGTACGATATACGTAACCAGATCCCATGATGTCGTACACCGATGGGCATGACTTCCATGTTGGAATTTTTCCGCCATTTTGCGGATCCTTCCAATACTCCCCTGTCATCGGATGTTTGGCAAACCTGTCCCCGTTTCTGTACCAGTCAGGGATAGTCTTGATTACTGGCTTTGGGGCCGAGTCGCTGTCTCTATTAAGCCATGGTCTATTTATTACAAATTTAATCTTTTTAGTTTCCACCTACTCCACGTCCTCTACCTCGTAGGAGTTACCGGTAAATGGGCATGTGACGGTTTTTAGTTTTATAGATTTTGTCTCGTGTGAGCCAACAGGAGCACCAGTGTAGTCTACTCCTTCTCTGTACATCTTTGACCAGTCGCCAACACCGCTTTTTATTTCGTTGGCATCTCCATATTTAGTCACTTCTTCCCAGTACTCGGCGGATGCTGGCGTTTCGTTTATAGTCAACTCGTAATTCTCTTCTAAGTCAGTAAGCGAGATTGGGATAACAGTTGCTACTGGTGTCCCTGCAGGGATATATATCTCTACATTCGGTTCAGTAAGCCTCCAAGCAATTGGCAGCATGTGGAAGTAGAAAGAGGTGCTCATCAAAGTGGTGTAGCACTGGGCCCCGCGTACAAATAGGTTTGGCACTGGCATCGCCAACATTGTTGTTTTCTCGTCGGTCGTAAATTTTAGACCAGTGAGAAATCCGATAGTTGCATTACCCCTAGACCTACTTAAAAATTTTTCACCTTCAAGTATCGTAATGTGGTCTGGCGTTGTATCTGTTATGCCATCCCAGATAAATCTAATGTCCTCGGGGAACGAGATTGCCCAGCCTAGGCGGTTGGTGATATTCAGTGGGAAGCACATGTACGCGTGCTTATTTTCGGTATCATCCATCCATGGTCTACGTGCTGGTAGCTGATATATGTCAGCATTTTGACCTGGTGGAAATAGCTTCTGTACTGAGATCTGCTTCATTAGCTGTCTGTATCCCTGAAGAATTCTGCGCTGTGGTATTTGTCGGAGTAGTCGAGCATAGTTACCATTGAATACTTAGTCCCTGACCTAACCGGCATAGCCCTGTGAGGGTACATAAAGTTAGATGGGAAAATAAACACATCGCCGGCGCGAGCTTTTGCACTTATGTTTTGTAGTCTAAAGAAAAGCTCCCCACCCTCGTAGTCGTCATTTGGGTACGCTACTAGAGAGACTACGCAGTTATATGAGTAGCCGTGATCGTGGTGCTCCTGGAAGTGCTGCCCTACGCCATATCGTACGTAGTTAGTTGCTTCCCAGTAACGAAGCTCTCCGATGTTGTAGCGACGAGTGTAGTCCTTCACTACTTGCAACTGACGGTATTTAGTATCTCTAGCTAGCTGCCTTAGCTTGTCGCCCCACTCGCTTTGATCGTGATCAAAATCGTTCTCTTTGTATTTAAAATCAACGCAGTCGCGATACTCCGGTATTTTCATGGAGTACCCAACCATCGCTTCTTGGTACTCATAGTCGTTATCTGGGCTATCTATGACTTCTTCTATTCTCTGAATGATATTCATATCTTCAGGAAGAACGTCGTGATATACCCAGATTCCGCTGCCAGGAGATACTTCTTCAGCAGAGCTCCATGTAACCTCGTCTACTTGATACCAGTTTGCTAGTCGATTTTGAATATTTTTTTGCTCTTCTTGACTCTTCTGCTCTGCTTCTGCAGCAGAATCTTCCGAAGGCTTTAGGGATTCTTCTGACACTGTTCCTCGATCTAGTATTTAAGTTCGTATTCTTGGATTGTTTGCGGCACTCGGTGGTTTACGTCGTCTCTGTCATTATAGTCGGTCATAATCACAACTGCGTACTTAGTTCCAGAAATCATATCTTCAGATGAGTGCTCGTAGACATACGTCGATGGGAAGATAATAATGTCGCCAGCCTGCGGTTTGTGGGTTAGGTTGAATCTAGGAAAAATTATTTCGCCACCCTCATAGTCGTCATTTAGGTAGACCACTACCGAGACGGTACATACGTAAGTTGGACCGTGGTCAGCATGAACTTTAAAGTGAGTTCCAGCGCCTTCGTACTTAACGAAATTAAATGCTTCGTAGAAATTCATTCCTACGCCCCAGTAATTACCGTAGTCATTCACGCAAGCACGAACTGCCTGAAAAACTTCCTCGTGCATATCGTAGAGTTTTTCATTCTCTTCGTTTCTAGGTCCTAGTCCCTTAGAGTTAAACTTAAAATCTTTTGCATTTCTAGCCTCTAGATCCACTTCATCAGAGTTAGTGACCTGGGCCCCTGCCCAAGAGAAGGAAGTTTGACCGTTTAGGTTTGACTCCAAGGTGTCGATGTGCTTCTGCCCAGTCTCCTTGGTTATAGCTCCCCTATAGATATTTATACCCATAGCTGGGTTTATGACAGAAATACCGCTGTGGATAGTCCTATCCCCCATGGTGTTTGTGATTGTCTCTGAACGATCTTTCGTAAACCAGTGGTTCATAGTTTTCCTTTAGGTTTAGTGGTTGTTTAGTCTATCCTATAGCCTACTGCAATCTTAGTATAAAAAAATAGCCGCCCGGTGGTGGGCGGCTACTTTTTTAGTTGTTACTTATTGTGAGATAGGTACCCACCGGCAATAAACCAGTGGTATGGGTCACACGATATCTGGTACACCTTGGTAGGTGTGTCTAGGGTGGTGACCTCGGTGATTAGCTCTTCTGATGAAGTACCGTCCTCGTCCACCTTAATCAGGTGGTCGCCTACGGCCAACTTGCCAGCTAGTCTAACCTCGTAAGAGTCTCCAACCTTCACGAACAGAGGCTGCTCTGCAGAGTACTTAGCTGCATCGTTGCCATTGAAGTAGACAATTGCAGTCTTGATGGTCTCAAGGATTGCAGTCACCTGAGTCTCTACGGCCTTTGCACCAGATAGGGTTAGCGATGAACCGATTGAGAACTCGCCTGGGGTGTTGTCCTCAGCGGATAGTTCATCAATTATCACAGATAGAACCATGTCGCCAGCTTGCAGCTGCTCGACTGGAATCTTTCCACGAGGGGTGTCCACCAATGTGCCTTCTGCAATACAACGGTGTGCAGGGAAAATAGGCGGGAAGAACGGGAAGCTAGGTGGGAAGAACGGGAATCTAGGCGGGAAGAACGGTGGGAAGAACGGAGGGAAGAACGGGAATCTAGGCGGGAAGAACGGTGGGAAGAACGGAGGGAAGAACGGAGGGAAGAATGGAGGGAAGAATGGAGGGAAGAACGGAGGGAAGAACGGAGGGAAGAACGGAGGGAAGAATGGAGGGAAGAATGGAGGGAAGAACGGAGGGAAGAATGGAGGTAGGGTGTCTACCGAGTCCGAGAAAACTGAATAGTCTGATACGCCATTGGCGTTAACTGCTCTAACTTTATAAGCGTTAGTAGAAGGCCCAGCACCTTCCTGGGCTACAGATATAGAAGTTAATGCGGTGTTGTTTGCCTTGCCGTCATCACAGACCCATTCGTACAGTGTTATAAGCTTACCGCCGGAGGCCGGGGCAACCCATGTAACGTTGTCTGAGTCAGCAGCAACAGTGGTGGCTACTGGCTTAGCCGGAGTCTGTGGCACCGTGGTAACTTTAACTGCTGAAGCAGCCGATGGAGTGGAGTCTCCTGATGCATTAGTCAGGATTACACTTACTGTATACGTGACATCTGACAACAGTCCAGAGACTTGAACCGAGTATACGCCGCTAACTGGAGAAGGCAGCGATCCTGTGCCTAGCTGATTGCCACCAGAGTCTTTAACTGTGTAGCTGACAGCAGCAGGCGACAGGCTATTTATAGTCCAAGTGACAGTCAACTGACCGTCATTGTACGGCCTATTTGTGCCAACGTCCGTAGCAGTGACATTTTCTGCAGGTAGCGGAGCTAAAAAGTCATTCTGTTGAGACGACTTTGCGCCTGCTTCTTTCTTTGCCATTCAAATTCTCCCTGATATTAGGCGGTTAGGTCGCCGTATAGAATCCAGCTGTCAGTGCCACGTTTCATTATAGTACAGCTTGACCAACGTGTTCTGAGCTTGTTTCCTGGCGTAAAGTTCAAGGTAACTCCACCTGCGGCGGCAATTGTTACTTGTCCAGTTCCTACTTGAAGAATGTCCACTGAAGCGCCTACTGGCCAAGCTAGAGTCGCGTTAGTTGGGATTGTGATAGTAGTCGCAGAAGAGCTGTCTACCTCGATCACTTCGTCAATCAAAGTTAGGGCATCAAGCGTGTAGCTTGATGTCTTCTGAATGAACTGAGTCAAAGACGGGACACCGGCAGAGGTCTGGATAGTGTTGTCAGAGAATTTAATCCCAGAGCTTACTGTCACAACATTGGCGAATGTCGGGTCTGACACTACGGAAATAGTCGAGCCAGTCTTATCGATGTTTGTTCCAGCAGTAATTGCCTCGGACGCATTGAACTGGGCGTAGTTAACTTCTGTTGTTCCAATTGTGATCGTGCCTGTGGTGCTTAAGATAAAGCCCTTTGATCCATTGGTTGAACCGCCTGTTACGAATACAAAGTCTCCGTTAGCCAACTCGCCTGCTGGGTTGTTGTCTGCGTCTGCTGCACGAGTTATAACCCATGGAGCGCTCGCGCTTCCGACTGCAGTAATCACATAGACGCCGTTTTCTTTAGCGTCAGTCTGTGCGCGTAGAAGGATTCTGTTACCTACAGAAACCGATGCACCGTCAATTGTGCCGATTGCACCGTTCGATGCCTTGGTAAGGGTTGCACCTACACCAGAGGTTCCGTTGTCATATGTACCAGCAAGGTTACCTGCGGTTGCGGCAACTACTGGCTGGTGGAAGTTAATTCCAGCTGCTAAACCATCGACGTACTGCTTTGTTGCTGCGTGTAGGTCAGAAGTTGGTGCACCTGAAAGAGTCAATGGACCAGTAAGGGTTCCACCAGCTAGATCTAGCTTGGCATCAAGAGCAGTCTGAGTTGCAGTTGAGATTGGCTTATCTGCGTCAGAAGTATTGTCAACGTCACCTAGCCCAACGTGGGACTTAGTTACACCGGAAACTGTTCCTGTAAATGTAGGGTCAGCAGTCGGAGCCTTGTCGTCCAACTGAGCCTGAATGGCAGAGGTTACCCCATTGAGGTACCCGAGCTCATCAGACGAGACATTCCCGATTGATGTCATTATAGGCAAAGCCACAGTTCCATTGAACGATGCATTAGAGATCGGTGCGTAGGTTGTAGCAGCGGTTGAAGAGTCAAGTTTTCCATCAAGCTGAGCCTGAATTCCTGAAGTTACACCATTTAGGTGCTCTAGTTCAGTAGAACTGACGTTTCCGATGTCAGTTGTTGTTGGAAGTGACACAGTTCCAGTGAATGACGGAGAGTTTAGAGGGGCTTTTGCGTCAATCTGAGACTGTACGTCAGATGTCACGTTAGCAAGGTATGAGATCTCTGTAGCTGTGGTATTGCCAATGCTAATGTTATTGATCTCGATGCTTGCTGGCAATGATACGGTGCCAGTAAACGTAGGATTTGCTAGAGGGGCCTTCAAGTCCAGGTTGGTGTTAGTCGCGTAAGGCTCTAAGTCAGTCAAAAGAGCGTAGTTCTCTATTGTGGTGTTATTCACGTATGAATTAGCTAGATCATCAGTTGTCGTGTAGTCCTCTAGCGCATCTGAGATAGCGTTTTCTAGTACAGGTGAAGTTACCAGCAGGGAGGTGTCAGCTATTCCGTGAACTGCAGTTGTGTCAGAGTTGTGCTCTGACACCTTATCTGCAGAAACTTCATCGATCATGCCAGAGAAGAAGGCCTGGTTTACGTAAACTAAAGTGTTCCAAGCGTTTACGCCGTCACCAATTTTAACATTTCCGCTATCTACTTCGATAGCTAGAATGTTTTCATCAATGATTGGGTTGTTAGCTTCGTAGTTAGCTACGTTGTCAGCCACAAACTGAAGTCTCTCTGACAGGGCTGTTGTTACTGTAGTGCTGAAGTTAGCGTCAGAGCCTAAAGCACTAGCTAGCTCATTCAGTGTATCTAAAGCTGAAGGAGCTGAAGCGATAAGATTGGCTATTGCGTTGTCAGTGTAACCAGTAGCATAAGCTCTGGCGCTGTCAATGTCGTCTTCTATGTCAGATATAAAACTTGGGTTGTCTCCCATCGCGGCAGCTAGCTCGTTTAGGGTGTCCAGTGTTTCTGGAGCCAAACCTACTACGTTAGCAATCGCGTTATCTACGTATGCCTCATTTACTGCGCTATATGGTAGGGCGCTCCAGGTAAGAGACCCGTTACCAATCTTCATCTGAGCGGTATCTGTCTCATAACCGAGCTCACCAGCGGCTAGCGTTGGATTGGCCGAGGCCCATTCAGCGGCGGTACCGCGTCTAAATTGAATTCTGACTGCCATTGTCTTATTTCCCTATTCCTAGAAAGAGGACGGTCCGCCACCGTCATAGTTGATGTTGTAAGAGCTTGAGGCGTCTCCGCCATCCACGTTTGTGACGTCACTGCTGGTCATAGATATCCAACCAGTGCCGTCATAGGTGTACATGGAACCTATGTCAGACCTAAAAAAGAGGTCGCCTTGATCGGCATCCGCTGGGAACGCAGAACCTTGCACAATGTTAATTGGCGTTAGGAACTTCTTGCTAGCCATTTGGGGCGACCTCTTTCTTTAGTCTTCTATATTTTACTATTAGCCAGTAACTACGACACGGTAGCTGTCTGCAGAGACAGTGGTCGAAGAGTTCCAGGCGATAGTTACGGTGTTAGCGTTGGTGATTACGATGTCAGCTTCTACAACTGCGTTGCTTGAAGTGTCACGCATCTGGACGGTTACGTCTGTGGTGTTTAGCGCGTGAGATACGGTCCAAGTCACAATACCGCCGGTAGCGCTTAGGCTGCCGTTGTTCTCTGCGTACTTGGTAGTTGCACCTAGGTTAGCGCGAGCGCCTGCAGCTGTAGTAGCTCCGGTACCACCGTTTGCAATTGCAACAGTGCCGTTTACGTTCTCGGCGTTGCCATCAATGTCACCATCAATGTCTGAACCAGGAATCACAGATACGGTGCTTAGTGGGTCTGTGCCGTTACCTACTACATAACCAGTTAGGGTTGTAGCTCCAGTGCCACCGTGAGCAACATCAATGGTCGAACCATTCCATGTGCCGGTAGTGATGGTTCCAACTGTGGTGATCGAAGTCTGACCGACGTAGTCTTCAGAGATGTCAACAGAGTTTGCGCCTACATCAATTCGACCCGTGGTTCCAACTACGTTGAACTCGCCACCGGTTAGGGTTAGACCGTTACCTGCAGTAAATGTACCAGCACCAGAGAACTGACCAAAAGCAATTGGGTCAGTGCCTATAGTTACTACAACATCCTGCTGTACCCAGCCGGTGTTAGCGTATAGAGTACCCTGGTCTACGAATACGAAGTCACCAGTGCTTACCTCTGGAACAGAGTTGTAATCTGTTGCACGAGTAAGGGCAACTCCGTTAGATACGTAGATACCGTTTTCTGCTGCAGAAGTCTGAGCGCGAACCAGGACACGGTCGCCGTCTTCGATTGTCACACCGTCGACTACTAGACCAGACGCATCAGCAAGGTTGATGTTGCCAGTGGTTGCTGCCTTAACTGCCTGGTGGACGTTTAGTCCCTCGGTTGCCGCTGCGATCTCCGAACGCAAGGTGGTAAGAACAACGTTGTCAGCATCGTTGAAGTCCTGAGTAAGGCTGGTCTCAAGTGCGCTGTCTGCGTTCTGGTAAGCAGTGGTAAGGCTGGTCTCAAGGGCGTCGTCTGCGTTCTCGTAAGCGGTTGTTAGCTCTGACGATAGGTCAGTGATTTCGCCGTCTACATAAGAAGTTACATCAGTGATTTCGCCATCAACGTAGGTACGTGTAGCCATAACTGAGGTGTTTGCAGTGAATACACCAGTAGATGAGTTGTACTCTAGGGTAGAGTCACCGATGCTTACTGCACCGCGGGCGCGAGCCTGGGTGAAGTATAGGTTGGTACCTTCTTCAACATCGTCAGTTGTGTAGGTGAGGTCAATGTTGTTGATTGCATTGTCTACATAGCTAACTGCGTTGTCGTAGGCATTTCCAGCAGCTGTGTCTGCGTAAGAAGTTGCGTTGTTGTACGCTGTGTCAGCCGAACCGGCAGCATCGTAGTTTGTAGCGAGACCATCTGCGTATGAAACTGCATTGGTGTATGCAGTTGCAGCAGCACCAGCAGCGTCATAGTTAACGGCTAGACCGTCGGCGTATGCCTTTGCATTGTCTTCTGCTGTATCTGCGACGGTGTCAGCGTAACCTTCAGCTGCTGTCTGAGCTGAAGCTGCAGCACCATATGCATCGTAAGTGTTTGCTGTTACAGAAATTGTGTCATCAACAATGCTGATGCCAGTTCCTGCGGTTAGGGTGTCCTGCTTGCCAGCAGCAACATCCTGTAGGTCAGAAATGATGTCTGGGTTTTCCTGTAGGGCTGTTGCTAGCTCTCCAAGAGTATTTAGTAGGTCTGGGGCAGAGTCCACAAGAGCAGCTATGGCGTTGTCGGTGTAGCCTTCTGCTGCAGTGATAGCTTCAGACTTGGCGTTAGCGATGTCTGAGGTTAGGTCTGTGGCTACGCCATCTGCGTAGCTTACAGCGTTGGTATATGCAGTTGCAGCGGAACCGGCAGCATCGTAGTTAGATGCTAGGCCATCAGCGTAGCTGACAGCGTTGCTGTATGCAGTAGCTGCTGCGCTAGCTGCTGAACCAGCAGCATCGTAGTTAGATGCTAGGCCATCAGCGTAGTCTTCGGCTGCGGCCTGAGCCGAAGCTGCAGCGCCAAGTGCATCGTAGGTGCCAGGTAGGTCTAGCGCGGTAATAGCGGCGTTGATTGCCTCTGTTACGCTACCACCCTGAGCCAGGACAAGCCATGAGCTTCCGTTGTAGTACTTTAGTACGTTGTCAACGCTGTTGTAGTAGATTTGACCAGATACCGGAGAAGACGGGTCAGACGCCAGGTTCTGGATTTTCGCATTCTGAAGCTCATTTTTATTGAGATTCAGATTGGTTAGAAATTGCTTAGCCATTTCTTATTTTCTTCTTTCTTAGGAGAGATAGGCGGTACCCGAAATGGCTACCGAGAAGGTGATTGTTAGAGTGTTTGTATCTTGGTGCTCGATAGCCCCCTCTACCACATCGCCAGACGACATAAAGACGTTGACTGATGGGTAGAAGCCTAGGTTGTGCTCTATTTCCCATGTAGAGCTGCTCTGTCCCTGAGTATGAGTGTAGGAGACAAGAGGAATTAATTCTTCGGCATCTACGCCTGTGTACGGGAGATTGGTCCAAGTTAGGGACCCGGTACCAATTTTCATCTTGTTGGTATCTATCTCGACACCTACTTCACCACGAGCTAGTGTCGGGTTAGCTGAAGTCCAGTTGGCGGCAGTATCATTTCGAAGTTGTATCTGTATGGCCATTATTTAACCCTTAAAAAGTAGATGCGGACCCGCCTTCAATTGTACCAGAGAGAGCTCCGGCCGATTGAGGGAGGTTTTCGGGGGAAACGGGTAACCAAGCATTGGTATCTTGATCGTAAACTAGAACTTGACCGTCGGTTAATGCGCTTAAATTGACGTCTGTTAATTCATTCAATGAGACGTCTTGAACTGCCTCTGGGTCTACCCACTCGGTTGCGTAGTTTGAGTTTGAGGTCTTTCTAAGAATCTGACCTGTAGCACCTCCAGTTGGTACACCCTGGCCAGCTGCACCAGTCGGGCCTACAGCTCCAGCAACTCCAGCATCTCCAATTGGGGCAACAAGAATCTCTACTTGTTCGTTGTAGGTCCAACTTAATATGGACCCGCCGATGTACTCGATTTGGAAATCCCACCAGCCGGAGTTGTCACTTCCACCAGTTATGTAGAATCGAGCAGTTTTTCTTGGATCACTAACTTTTTGTACTGTGATAACAGACTTATAGCCATTAGTAGATTGAATAACTGCGCTCAGAAGTGCTGCCTGAGAATCAGTAGCCATATCATTTTGTGAGATGTATAGCTCTGTTGCTGACATAAAAGTTGAGTTGTTGAAAGCAAAATATCCGCCACCAGGGTTGGCTGCGTTGTAGCTGTTTAGAAATTTATATCTAGCGGAGAGTCCGCCAGCTGCTCCAGCGGCTCCAGCGGGACCGGTAGCGCCAGTAGGGCCAGCAGCACCTTGTGGACCTGAAGCCGCCACAGAAACTTGTCTAGCGTATTTACCGGACGTAACCGAACTAACTGTGTAACCAGCCATTATCTGGTCACCTCCGATCTAACTGCAAAATTGCCTTGAAGAATTTTGTAAACAAAAAGCTCTGCTGATGGAGCAATAAGCTCTAAGTCATATACGTAGATACCCTCTGGGATAGAGATCATCGTTGTGTCTTCCGCGTAAAGAGAGATGCTTCCGTCGGTGGCTCCGAGCTCTATCCCACCATTTTCAGTTGTCAACTCTAAAATAACGACAGAGCTATCAAAGGAAGCCCTAACTTGCATGCGAGCAGTGTATCCGTTAAATTTGATTGGCTTTTTAGCTGGATCTTTGTAGTAGATGACGCGCGAAAGTGTCGAACCTTGATCGGCAATTATGTTATATAGACCTGCAGGGGAGCTCAACTTAACTCGTTTCGACGGGGAGAGGGCTAGAGTCCCTTTAATTGTACCGCACCGGAAGGCAATTGATAAGCCGTATACTAGGAGCATGACTATTTCTATTCAAGACACTTCTACAGAGGAGCTAGTCACCGATACTGGTGGACCGAAGTACGCTCACTACGCTGAATCGGTGTCAGTAACTGAAGGTTATGTTCTAGGTAAACCAGTATTGGCTGTTTGCGGTGAACTTTTTATTCCTAGCAGGGACCCGAAGAAGTTCCCGGTATGCCCGATTTGCAAAGAGATCGTTGAAGCACTATTCTTAGATAAAGAATAAAAATCAGCTACTAGATTTTGTTCTATACTGGTTATCCAATCAGTCCTGACGTGGCCAATTTATTGGTCGATAAGCGTCAGGATTTCTCGTCTAAACATTGAAAGGTACCAATAAAATGGTAACTGTGTACACCCTTCCTGCTTGTGTTCAATGCGAAAGCACTAAGAAATACTTGACAAACAAGGATGTATCTTTCGAAGTTATAGATTTGAGTGAAGACGCCGCGGCCATGGAAATGGTAAAGTCTCTCGGGTATCAGGCAGCTCCAGTTGTGATTGCTGGCGATGAGCACTGGAGCGGTTTCCGCCCAGATAAGCTATCTGCACTTGCGTAAAAGTGTATGACATTGTATATTTTTCTAATGTCTCTAACAATACGCACAGGTTTGTAGAGAAATTAGACATACCAGCCCACAGGATACCTATCCGATGGAGTGGTGACGAGCCTTTTTTGGCTCCTAAAGAGTATGTACTTGTAGTCCCCACTTATGGTGGTGGCAATGAGGGAACTACTATCCCTGTGCAGGTCAAAAAGTTTTTAAACTTCGAGGCCAATAGAGAACTACTACGCGGTGTTGTCGGAATGGGCAATACAAATTTTGGCGACCACTATTGTCGGGCTGCCGAGATGATTTCAGCAAAAACTGGTGTACCTTTGCTGTATCGCGTTGAAATTATGGGAACACCAGACGACGTAGAACAAGTAAAAGAGAGGCTCGACCTACTGTGGAGAACTACAGCTATCACGAACTAAACGCAATGCTCAACCTATGGGGAGAGAATAAGACTATTCAGTTTGATAAGGACAAAGAAGCGGCACGCCGTTACTTCCTGGACCACGTAAACCAGAACACCGTCTTCTTCCACTCAATCGAGGAGAAGCTTCACTATCTAGTGGAGAACGAGTATTACGAAAAAGAAGTCCTAGACCAATACTCCGAGGAGTTTATCAAGGACCTCTTCAAGCAGGCCTACTCTCATAAATTTCGATTCCCTACCTTCGTAGGTGCATATAAGTTCTACAGCCAGTACGCCCTAAAGACGTTTGACGCCTCCCGCTACCTAGAGCGCTTTGAAGACCGCGTTGTAATGAACGCCCTTATGTTGGCCAAGGGCAACGAAGAATTTGCAAAGGATCTAGTCGATGAGATTATTTCTGGCCGCTTCCAGCCTGCAACTCCTACATTCCTCAACGCTGGTAAGAAGCAGCGCGGTGAGTTCGTCTCCTGCTTCCTGCTTCGTATCGAAGACAACATGGAGTCGATCTCTCGCGGCATCAACTCGGCCCTACAACTCTCAAAGCGTGGTGGCGGTGTTGCCCTGAACCTCAGCAACCTGCGTGAGCTTGGCGCACCAATCAAGAAGATTGAGAACCAGTCATCTGGCGTCATCCCAGTGATGAAGTTGCTAGAAGACTCATTCAGCTATGCCAACCAGCTGGGTGCCCGCCAGGGTGCCGGTGCGGTCTATCTAAACGCCCACCACCCAGACATCATGCGCTTTTTGGACACCAAGCGTGAGAACGCCGATGAGAAGATTCGCATCAAGACTCTTTCAATCGGTGTTGTGATTCCTGATGTAACTATGGAACTTGCCAAGAATGGCGAAGACATGTACCTCTTCTCTCCTTACGACGTAGAGCGTATCTACGGTATTCCGTTTGGTGATATCTCGGTTACCGAGAAGTACCAGGAGATGGTTGACAACGCCGAGATTAAGAAGACTAAGATCAAGGCAC